CCCTATCATTTGGAATCCGGTGACACAGGCAGAAAAAGACTGGCAGGGGGTCAAGGACTGGAATGAACTTCGCAAGATGAACCCCGATTATGCCTGGGGTTCGGTGCTTGGTCCGATGCTTTTCACGCACACCGTTTCCAGTCTCATGAAGCCCTCCGGAATAACGGCAAAGCTGGCGCGTGGAGCCGGAGTTGACCCAGCGTACATTGAGCCTGTAGTTTCCGATCTCCGCGCTGCCGCAAAGGGGGCGAAGCCTAAGACGATAGGCGAGTTCAGAGAGGTAGCAAACCGGGCGCAGAAGAGTCTAAACGACGAGTTTGCCCAATCGCTTGGAAAATACGCGAATCTGAAATCAAACCTTCCTGACGTGAACGGGAATTTTCCCATCTCGCAAGCGATCAAGGCGCTTAAAGACAAGATGCCCGCAATCACCGATACTGACCGCACAGAACGATCTTTCATCGACAAGGCAGCAGCGGAATATCAGAAGCCTATCAGTCTTGGAGAACTTGACCTGAAACGTATGCAGGCGAACAATCGACTGTCTGCCTACTACGACAAGAATGACGTGTCTCAATATGCGGCTGAAAGTCGCAACGCGCAGATTGCCGTGGATAAGGTTGTTGCTGATTGGGTTCGCGATAATGCGTACCCGGAGATGGATCAGTTGACAGGCAAGCCGCAGGGCTACTTCCGCAACCTCAAGAGCCGAGTTGGAAACCTGATGAATGCATCGAGTCAGGCTAAAGAGTTTGCGGCAAAGATGCATCGGGAATCGGCGATCGAGAGAGGTTCGACCCCGTTGGAAAGATTGAAGCCGGGTGGCGCAATTTCAATGCGTGGCGGGGTGCATGGATACATAAGCAATATCCCCAAAATATTCAGCCCTCCAGACCCGGAGGCAGGGGCAAATGCAGCAGTAAAATCTGCGTTTGGATTAAAACAAAAGCTCAATCCTCCACCAGAAGCCTTGTCTATTCCCCTTTCGGCTGTTACGGGGGCGCTGCCGGAAGGTCCGGTTTATCGACTTTTGCAAAGTCTACGCGATGAACACGCCAACGCTCCTCAATAGCATCGACCGCTGTGAGCGTCTTCCCTACCTCTTGCAGCGGTGGCAGACTCCTGCCATACGACCCATCGCAGCACTCTACGAAGCCGTTGAAGCGGGATTGACATCCCCGAGCAATGCACCGTGGGAAGTGTCCGAACAAGCGCTGTACGACCTGGCAACCACGCGCGGGCTAGACTCCAACCAAACTGATGTTCTCGGAGAAGCGGAGCATTTGTCTGCTTTAGCCTCGTTTATCGTCTACGTGTTGCGCCCGGAAGGCCCGTGGAAGCGCCCCGAACCTCTTCCCCTGCCCGATGGCGCCATCTGGACACCCAGCGCGTTCCTGAGCACTTCGGAGAGCCATTTACGAAGGGTTGTGCTGTGTTCCCGATGGGATGCCTACCGGATGGTTGAAGAAGAGCACGACTGGAGAACGCTGGAAGGATCGATCTACGGCGTACCGATGAACTTGATGGTGGTTGTGCTCGGACAAGAGCGGGATGGAAGACGAAAGGGTCCGCTGTCAAGGGGATGGACGCACCCGGTATCAAAACAGTTACGGTTCCGCAAGCGCGATGGTGGCGGGTTTGATGGGGCGTGGGAGCAGGTTTGGCGGGAGAAGTCAGACTTCAGCAAGGAAACATGGCTGGACACCCTCGCCGATGATGGGGTACTCCCCGACGTGGTTCAAATCCATACCGTCGAGACATCCAACCGGGACTGGTGCAAGATTGCACTGAAAAAGCTGGCACGGATCAGGGAAGCAAAGGAACTACCGGAGGAATCCCCGTCGATGTGCTTCGACCGTATCAATCCGTGCCCGTTTCGTTCATGCTGCCCGCGGGGTGAGGAACCATCAGAATCTTTAGGGTTTGTTCGTCTACATCATCCCTCGGACATCACGGCGTAGATCATCTGCTGAGGCTACCGCAAACGCTTCTTTCGAGCGCTGTGCCTGTTGTGGAGCTTGAGCTGGTTCCGAAGTGATACCCCCGAAACCTCCTGACGGCATTGCGGGCATCTGGAGAATTGGGGAAGGAGCGGAATATCCTACATTGACCTGTGCCGGCCGGTTTTCCAGTTGCGCGATAAGGCCGATGCGATATTGCACTTCAGTTTCGATCCCCTTCAACTCAGCTTCCGCGGCCTGGAACTTGCTTTGGGCAAGCAGGTAGGCAGTATGGGCCTCGGTAAGCCTCTGGCGCACTTCATCCCGTTGAGCAACCCTCTGGACGACTTGTTCCTGAAGGGCAAGGACCGATGGGGAAGGTGGCAGAGGGGCTGGAGGAACGGGTGGGGCAATGACGGGAGCAACCTGCTGGGGAGCAGATTTTCTCTCTGCCCAGCGTGCTTTCAGTTTCTCGGAAAGGGCTTTCCGATCAACAGCGCTCATCTTGCGTTTCTTGGTTTTGGTGGTGGTCGCGGGCGGTTCGGAGGTAATGATCGTGTTTTCCATGTCAAAAGCATACCCCCAACCATAGGGAATAGGATAGAAATAATTGACAGGGCAAGGTATGATGGATTCGTATTCCCTGTAGGACTTCTTTTCACCCGCGACGGACGGCCTCGAAAAACGAGGCGATTGATGTTCAAAAATGTCTTCCTATTCTTGCTGATTGGAGTCACGACGTCATTTGCCCAGATGGGGTCGATTCAGGGACACTCGTTTTTGGGTGGCACCCAGGCGAGCACTTCCGGGCTCAAGTCCACGAACTACCTTGACGGCATCATTCCAAACGCAACCATCACGGTTTATCTCACTGGAACCACTACCTTAGCGACAATCTACGCCAATGGAAGTGGAACTCCTCTCGCCAACCCATTCACCTCAAATGCGTCCAGTTCTCTAAACCCTGGCGGATGGATATTCTGGGCTGCAACCAATGCCGGAGTAGACGTGATAGCGAGTGGAGGGATAACCCCCAACACCTACCCTGCGCCAGTTCCTTTGTGCATTGGCTGCTTTCCGGCCGGCGGTGGAGGGTCAGGCAGCGGATGTGTGTCAACCGGCGCTGCGGGGACTTTCAATGTGTCGAATGGTTCAGGGGGATGCGAGGCAATACCAGCCGATTATGGGTATACTTACCCAGCATCCTTCACGTTTACGGGAACCGACACCAGCGGGGGAAATGCAGCGGCAGATTTCAATATCAACCTGACCGAAGGTGGGACTTCAGGGTATAGCGCAGGGATTTATGCGGTTTTATCTGATAACGGCGCAAACAATTACGGTGCGCAGGTCAACTTTGAACAGGACTCAGGAGGAACCTACGGAGCGGGTTTTGAGACGGTATTGACCGGAGGCGCTGCGCATTCGGCAAATTGGGAACTGGATACTTCCCCTAATTCAATTTATGGTGGAGGAACAGGCAGTTACTCGGATAACATGAACGCTAATCTATCTAATGATTATGGCGGACAGTATAATGCCAACTTCAACTTTGATTCAAGTTGTGGAAACGGTGGGCAATATAGTTGCAATTTTGCGTTTGACACAAACTCCTCGTCTGCTGTGACAAATGCTTCCAATTTTGATATTGAACTGAGCGGAGGAAACACCTCTTCGGGAATAGCAGAAATCAGTGCGTCGGGTGGCATCTCTCTAGATTCCAACAATGGGATATCGTTAAATGATGACAGCGCGACAGGAATAGCCATTAACGAGGGCAGTACAGGGTCAATCACCATAGCGGGAAATACCATTCACCTTGACACTTTAGCTCCTGCTGACCTTCTGGCAAACGGATCCCAAATTTGCACCACGGCGACTGGGTGCTCTGGGGGTTCTCCTTCTTCTCCTTTTGCTTCTACTCAATATAGCAATTCTTCTTCTTTTGCGGGTGCGGAACCAACAGATGCTGCTTTATATCCTGGAGCACTTCCTGGAAATAAAATCGACGCGGCTTGCGCTGCTTTTTCAGGAACCAACGGGGAAACTATCTTACCTCCCGACATGGGCGCAGGAGACTCGGTTTTAGGCTTGCCGAGCGGTTGCCATATCATCGATTACCGCGCAACAGGGTGCATGGATTATTGGGGAACCTACAGCTTCTCTCTTGATTCCCCTTGCTACTACTCAGTTGAAAGCTCGCAGGACAACATCTCGGCCACAACAGACAAGGCCAACGTCCAGTTTGGCTACGCCTCGAACAATGGAGGAGTATACAGTTTCAATGGCAGCAGCGGCACAAAGTCAAATCGCTTCGGAATTATGGAGGATTTGTCTTTCCGCACTCCATCGCAAAAGTGGGGAATCTATCAAGTCGCCAGCGACTATACGGGAGGCGAATTCAATGGATTTGCCACAGGAGCCAACCTTTATGGAGGATATCTTGGCAACGGTCAGGAAGCCTCAAACGGATTTCGCGCAGAGTATTCTTCCGGCCCAGAGAACGATACTAACGGTGGCGTAGCGGCCATGACAGTCACCGAAATAACGGGCAATGTTGTGAGTTATATGCCGTTAACTGGAAACTGCACGACTGCCAACACGAACAAGGCAGCGTGCAGCATCGGGGCAACGCGCATCATCCGCGATCTTACGACGCCTTATTCTACAGGATCGATTGCCAGCGTTTCGTGCACGGGAGCCGGCCCCACGACGTGTACCGTTACGGGAAGCGGCACTCTCTGGACTTCGATCACAGGATTCGTGGGAACGCATACGACGTGGAACGGTCTGTCGACTGGCGGTCCGATTCTGACGAATAACTTAACCCTGTGCTTCACACCGAACGCCTTTAATGGTCACGATTGGTGTGTACCTATTACGCAGGGCCTAACCGACACGACGCTGACCGTAAACCTGTACGACGTAGGTTCTTCGCAAAACACTAATTGGTGGGGTCCAACAACGGGAACCTACTCTATTTATCATTCGGCATGGCCCACGGCGACGGACACGATAGCCAATACTTTTACAGCCGGAGATGTTTCTGGCATAGGCAACGGGCATAGCATCGATCAAGTGCTTGCCTACAACCAAAACATGGAAGGCGTCTCAATTATCCTTCACCGTGATCTAGGAATGCCATATGGGCGAAGCCATGGCGTCAATATCGAGAACACGGAAGCTTCCGGAGCGCCGTATTTAGGTTCTGGCGTAAACGTCGGGGGGGGGTTTTTGGCTGGGCTGGAAGTTGGTTCAACGTCCAGTGGCATTCCTGCCTCTGCCGTGCAGATCGACGCACGTGGCACAAACGCCATCATCCAAGACGTTTCTCCAGCTACGACGACGCCATGGATTCTTTACCGCTATGCACGCTCCGATGGAGCTCAAGAAGAGCCGATCTGGTTCGATCCAAACGTGGCAAGTACTACCGAAGGCATGAACTTAGGAGCTCCTAGCATCGATCTTCCAGGAGCCATAAATATTCCGACGACGGGCGGAGTCAACATCCCACTCGTGAACGGCAATACGCAGATCGGGCAGATCTATAACATTTTCTCAGGAGTCTTGGGACAGTACAGCAATAGTCTCGAATATTCCGACGTTACTTCAGGCAGTATCGGTACCGTTTGGAATCAACAGTGCTCTGGAGAACCCGTAACGATTACTTACGGCGTAGCAGATCCTGTAGGAGGTAATAATGCTATAACCCTGGGTATTCCGAATCCTTCAGGCTGTCCTGGACAGTATTCGAGTCTGTACCAGTCACTCAATAGCTCTTCGCTCACGCCAGGAAACGTTTATACGATCAGCGCTTTCATTGAAGGTACGGCGGGCGGTGAGAACGCTGTCTTAGGAGTCTATAGCGACTTAGGATCGATCAGTCAAGTCTGTACGAATTCGAGTGCTCTGACGACGAAATGGACACGTTATCAGTGCACGTTCGTTATGCCGAGTGGCACCACGTATATTCACGCGGGCATTGGCGGTCGTGTCTCGAGTCAGAATATTAACTTTTTCCGCATGCAGCTCGAGCAAGCGAGCACCGCGGGCTATCCGATCCAAACGCTAGCTTCGGCTTTCAGTCCTACGTCGGGCGTGCTAGCGCAGAACGTAATCGATACGGCTCTGACTCCAGGCAACAGCGCCATTTGCCCGAACGGTCCGAACGGAGCCTTTACGAACTCAGGCTGCGCTTCGTCTTCGAGTGTTTCGTCGATTAATGGAACGCCCGGGGCCTTCACGTTCAGTTTCTCGAGTGGCGCGGGAAGTTGCTCGGGAACCACGTGTACTTTCACGGGTTCTGGAGGCGGTTCCGGTTCAGTAACGAATTTCATAGCCAATAGTGCCTCGTGGCCTTCGTGGCTTGTTCCTACGGTAACTCTGTCAACTTCGACTCCGACGCTGGCCGTAGCAACGCCAAGTCAGTCTGGTAATACATTTCTGGCGGCACCGAATGGATCAAGTGGTGCTCCTTCGTTCAGGACTTTGGTGTCCGCTGACGTTCCGACGTTGAATCAAAATACGACGGGGCAATCAGGCACAGCCTTAGCTCTTGCCTCGGCTCCTTCGACTTGCACGGCTCCTCAGTTTGCTGAAGGCGTAGGAGCTAACGGAAACGCTATCTGCGCTACGCCTGGTGTAGGTTCCGGAGTCACGGCTCGGTCGATCTCGGGAACTACGGATCATATTACCGCAGCGTACTCGAATTTCATTACGAATTATACTTCGTCTTCTGCCGTAGCCGTAGCTATCGACGCTCCAGCATCACTCGGTACCGGATTCTTTACCGTCGTACAGCAGCAAGGCGCAGGCGTTCTGACGATTACTCCGGCTTCAGGCAATATCAATGGCGGGGCTACGGCTCAGACAGCGCAAGGCCAATCCTGCTCGATCTATATTGATTCGACCGGATCGAACTTAGCCATGAGCTGCAATTCGGGTATCATTACGGCTACTAATGGGCTTACTACGACTCCTTCATCTACAGGAGTGCAGATTAACGGTCCTGCGTTTCCTAAGACGATTAGCAATAGTACTTCGACTCCCGTTACCGGATTCACATCAGAAACGTTCCTGTGCGGCTTGACGATACCCGCGAGTACGCTTTCATCGACGCAGGATAGCGTGGGATCGCACTTCCATTTCCACGCGAATATCAACACAAGCGGCACAGGCAACTTTACGGTTACAGGGGGCCTTACGGCTTCGAGTGGAGGACTTCCTGGGCATACGCTGAACAGTTCTACGGCAGAGACGGCAGGACGCAACTATATTCTCGATCTCTACTGCAACGTCCGAGGATCGTCTTCGGAGATCTGCGATGGTTCGATCTCAAGTACGACGAACTTAACAGTTACCGGATCTACGTCGTATTCTTTGGCAGTCGGCTCGGCGATCTACATAGACACGTCAGCCATTCAGACGGTCAGTACGGATACGACGACATGCAACGAAATGCAGGTAACCATTTACTAACATGAAGAAACTAGCGATCATTCCGTTCTTAGTTGCTACGGCGCTCTGGAGCCAAGCCTGGTCTGGCATTATCTCCACGAACCGTGCCGTAGACTGGACCCACGCAGGCATATCTGGAGGCGTACCTTCAGGAGCCTGGACGCAGTGTGGCGCGACGATTTCGGCTTACAGTGGTTCTCCCACGCTGATCATCAATGCGCTCAATCATACTGGTACGGGCTATACGGGCTGTGGGTCGAACACCTACGTCCAGCTTGGTACAGGAACGTTCAACCTGAACGCAGCTATTCGGTCGGTCGGGGTAAGCAATTCGGAACTCCGGGGCATGGGAGCGAATCAAACTTATCTGGTATTCAGCGCAACCAGCACTTGTCAGGGAGGGAACGGGACTTGCGCGATAGGGTTTGAGTCCTCAGACGGCACCTATCCCTCTCAGCCTCCAGCCAACATCTACAACTGGACGGCAGGATACTCCAAGGGAGCGACTTCGATCACCATCTCCAGCGGCGTGAATATCGTGGCCAACCAGACCATGATCATGCTGGACCAGTGCGAGACGGGATATTCGGGATCGCCCTGCACGGGAACGGCGACAGACAATGGGAATGTGTTTGTCTGTGGAGACGCCTACGCGACTGCGGGGCCGACAGGATGCTCAGTGAACGGGCCAGATACGGGTTTGGCACGACCTCACCGGTTCCAGATGGAAGCGGCTCTGGTGACAGCATGTTCTCCCTCCTGCGGGTCATCCGGCTCGACGGTTATCACTCTTGACACTCCCCTGCAACACGCTTATTGGGCCAGTGGTCAGACGCCGCAAGTATGGCTGATTCAGCCCGCAATGAATGTGGGCGTGCAGAATCTTTCCGTAAACCTCTCAGGCTGCACTACGTCAGGATGCAACGGCGGGGCAGTCAGCTTCTACAACGTGGCAAACTTCTGGTGCCAGGGCGTAGCGGTCCTCAACGCCTACAACATCGGCATCTGGGTGGAGCAAAGCATTCACGGCATCATCCAGAGCAACTACGTTTATAACGCCGGACAAGCGCTCAATTACAATGACCCGACAGGCATCAAATACAACTGGTCAAACAACCTGATTGCCAACAATATCGTGCAGGCGGTCAGACCGGCTTTGATGTGCGAGGGACCGTGCGCGGGGAACGTGGTAGCAGCCAACTTTACAGTGAACAACTATACTGCAACCGACTTCATGTTTGGCGCGGATTGGGATGGGCACTCGGACGGCGCTGATTACGACCTGATCGAATCGAACGTAGTTGACCAGTTGACGCAGGACGCGATTCACGGTGGCCACTTGATGCAGACCTACTACCGGAATCTGGCGCTGGGGTTTGAGTCCTGCGCGAACGGGCAATGCGGAAGCTACACGGCCAAGGATTCGAGCGTTTCGGCAGTTTCGACGCAGAGTTTCAACCGCTACGACAACTTCGTTGCCAACGTTTTGGGAACCCCCGGCTACACCATAACCTATCAAGCCGCTAGTGGGACATGTGCGACCCAATACGAGTTCAACGCGACGGCATGGGTGCTGGATTGCGGAAACTCGGGCGGGTCGGTTCCAATCCCCTCGGACACGACAGGTCTGGCGACAATCCTCCGCTGGGCGAATTACGATACGGCCAACGGGTCCAACCAATGCAACCCAGGAGAGGTGCCAAGTGGAATCTCGGTCTATCCGAACTCGACGCCAGGAACAGGGTGCTCAGGGAGTTTCCCTGCCAGCTTCTACTACTCCACAAGACCTTCTTGGTGGAGTTCAACAATACCCTTCCCTGCCATCGGACCAGACGTATCAAGTGGCAACCTGGGAATATGTTCAGGTACTCTCAATACCTCCGGGCACTATTCGGGTGTTCCCGCTCTTACGTCAGCCCAATGTACTGGAACTTCTCTGACAGCATCGCAGTGGTCCGGCCATGCCAACGCTATCCCAGCCATGGCTTGCTACCTCAATTCGATGGGTGGGCCCCCGGACGGCTCCGGCTCCGCTCTGACCTTTAACCCTTCGGCGTGCTACACATCCAGCGTGACCGCGCCGGGCAACCTTTTGATTCTTATGGCGAAACGATGAAAAGACTGATTCTCGCAATCCTGGCCGTGGCAATCCCGGCATTTGCTGCCAGCCACACGGCTACGCTGACCTACACCGCGTCTTCGGACTCGACAACGGGCAACCCCGGCACGGTGACCGTATATCGCGCGACAGGGGCATGTCCTGCCTCGGGGCTGGGGTCTTTGACATTCACCGCAGTGACGACAACCGCGCCATCCGGGGGACCATACACAGACACGCTACCGGGACCGGGAACGTACTGCTACTACCTGACGGCAACCATCAGCGGAGCTACCAGCAGCCCGTCTTTGACAGGTGGCGGCTCTGCCAACCCATTTCCCCCCACCGGCGTCACCGTCGTGGTTCAGTAAGATAATTGAAGTGATTTGGAACTGGTTGGAGGGCATTTTTTAACCGGCAAGGCTCCAGTAATAGGGAAGCCGGTGTTTCAGAGTACGTAGGGCCAAGGAGAAAGACGTGGACCGCAGACTTAAGACACAAGCAAGTTGCGAAACCGTATGTGACACAGCCCGGAGATTGGAGAAGGAAGTTAATGGCAACGGCCAACCCGGACTCAGGCAGGAAATCCAGAAAGTCCGTGAGGAACTTGCCGCCATGCGCGGTGCCGCTGATGCCCGGTTCAAGTACACACAAATACTCCTCGCGGCCTTAACCATCGCAGTGGCTTTGATGGCGATCCCCCGAATCGCCGACGCCATACACACGGGCAAAATCCATTTCCCAATTCTCAGCATCTCCGCGCCGCTTGAATCGGCGACTATCACCCACACTCAATCCGCAGGAAATGAAAGCAGGATGCCATGAGCGCAACGAATCCCAACCCCACCAATCCACTGCCCAAGCCTGGACAACCACCGCCGCCGCCGCAGATTCCCTGCGACAAGGCCGCGCCCAAAGGTCCGCAGCGCGATGACCTGATTACGAAAGATTAACTGCAAACTGTCAGAAAGTGGCGTAAACTGACGGCAAAAGAGGCGCAATGAAGTTACCTGAGCCATTCTGGGCAATTCTACTGGCATTCATGGGGGTGATCGTTGCATTGGCCGTTCTTTTCCACCCTGATCCAGTGTCTGTTGGCACCGCGGTCCTCGCAATCGCAAGCAATCTTGTCAGCGGTGCCCTCGGAGCCTTTGCCGGCCACGCCAGCGCCACAAGCCACAATGCCACCTTTCCAGGTGACTCAACCAAATAAGAAGGAGATTTCCATGTCGTTCGCTGGATTCATCACCGATATTGAGTCTTTCGCCAGCAAGTTTGAGCAGGAACTCGCAAAACTCTGGGGCAAGGCTCCCACCATCGCTGCAACCGCCTCTACTGTTCTCCAGTTCGCTGCGCCTCTGGTTGAGACAGCTATCACCATTGAAGCCGGTGCCGCTGCTGGAGCCGCCGCTACCGTCGTCTTGAACACCGTGGAGCAGAAGCTTGTTGCCGCACAAGGCCTGATTACCGCCATCGGCGTTACCCCGACCTTGACCAACGTTATTTCTGGCGTGCAAAGCGACTTGACCGACCTGCTGTCTGCCGGTGGCATCAAGGATGCTTCGAGCGTGACAAACGTGAAACTGGTGCTGAACGAACTGACGGCATTGCTGAACTCGTTGCCGAAGCCCGTCGCCAGCGTTCCTACGCCGGCCGCTCCGCAAGCCTAACCTTTTCCGCATGGGGGTCTGCGCGGGAAACGGAGGCCCCCACTTTTTCCTATGCGATTCGTTCACATCACTCTCGCCATCTTCCTGCTCGTCCTGAGCGTGGGGATGGCGCTGGTGTTATGGGATGCGCACAAGCTCCTCCAGAACGCCAACACAGACGTAGTGAATTTGGCCGCAACGACACAGCGTATGAATGACACGCTCACCCTCATCAATCATCCCTGCGCACCAGGCCCATGCGGTCCCATCGAGAATCTGAGCAAGCTGACCACGCGGATAGGTGACGTAGCCACGGTGCTCCAGGTGCAAGCTCTCCACTCCGGCCAACTGGTAGACTCCACGACCGCGAATCTCAACTCAGTCGCCCTCCACGTCAACGGGGAAGTAGATGCCCTGCATAGAACCACAGATGCGGCCACAGGGCTGACCGTGGCGCTCACAGCAGACGCGCAGACGGCCAACCGGACCATCGCAGCGGCGCAACCGCTCTTCGCTTCTTATACGCGGTCTGGGGATGATCTGGACGCCCTTCTCAAACGAAAGGCTGTAACTGACCTGCTGGACAATCTGACCGGCATCACTGGACATGGAAACGCAATCTTCGGAGACTTTCAGCAAATTACAGACAAGGCGCGGGCCGACTACTTGCGCCCTGTTCCATGGTGGCAGCAACCCATCAAAAAGGGCGCTGACCTGATCGACATCGGCGCGGCCATTGCACGCCATACTCCATGAGGAGACCACATGAACCCCCTTCAAGAAGCAGAGCAGAGGCTGGGCGCAGCGTTCTATGATTTGGTTGAAGCGCTCAGTATGGGAATGACCGCAGAGATGTTGGAGCCATTGCATGAGGATGTAGATCGCGCGAAGAAACTGGTAGAATCCGAGCGGATGAATGAGCGTATGGCGGAATTACAACTGATTTAGGAGGACAGATGCAAACTTCACCCACGGGAATCGACTTTATCGCAGGGAACGAGGGACTGACCCTGACCGTTAAGAACGACGAGGGGCATGAAATGATTGGCTATGGGCACGACCTGCTACCGGGCGAGAGCTTTCCCAACGGAATTACGGAAGACCAGGCTCGGGATATTCTCGTATCGGACCTTGCCAAGGTGGACGCCGCAATGAACAAGCAGAGCCTGGCTCTGGACCTTAATCAAAACCAGTGGGATGCCGTAGCAGACTTCACCTTCGAGTGTGGTGTGGGAGCCCTGATTCAACTGCTGGCGCACGGGGTTAACCAGATTCCGGCTCAATTGCCCCGGTGGGTTCATGCTGGCGGTCAGGTCTTGCCGGGAATGGTATCTCGGCGTGCCGCAGAGGTTACGTTATTTACTTCATAGGAAAGGAGACGGAACGCCAGAGCGGGCCACCTTAACCCGGTGGCCCTTACTTTTCCTCCACCAGCCCATCCACCAAAATGATGCCAGTGATCTCCTTGAATACTTCCTTGAATTTCGGGCCTGCCGCCCGGCGACTGTTGATTACGTCGTTAAGATACTGTGTGCTGACAAGAATGCCGCGAGACTCCAGCCATGCCGCAAATTCAACCTGCGACAGATGTTTGCGCTGCATGTAGTGTGTCAGCGTTTCGACTTGCTCACGTTTGGTTAAACTCCTACGCCTCTTCATGCAACGAATATATGCGGATATGTGGTAAAAGGCAAGCAGAAAATATTTTAAAATAGTTGTTGCAATTATACGAAGATTGGCGTACCTTCCATAAAAGAGAGGGAAACGATATGACCACCACCGCAGCAGTAGCAGCAGAACTTCGCAGGATCGCCGATTTGCTCGACAAAACCCCAGACGTCAAAATCGTCAAGCCGAATCTTTCTTTTTTTCACTCGTACCAAGGAACAAAAGAGAGTTTCCTGTCTCTCGCCAAGGTGTTCCCGCGCCCGATCAAAAAGGGCGACGGTTACGAGCACGATGAGTACACGCTCACCCATGAAAGTGAAGCGCTTGGAGTCTATGCGGCTATCAAGAAGTCGAAGATTTGCACGCTGGTAGAACCGGCGCGACCGGCGCGTTACGAATGCACGCCAATTCTTTCTTTGGAAGAAGAAGCGGCGCTCGGCGAGTTCTAGCAAGTTTCCCGCCGTCCACACCCCGTAACGAGGCACCCTGGAATGTGCGCACTACCGAAGAGGCAACGGCGGGAATTCAGCATCGAAGTGAAGGAGAAGCATGGCAGACGAAGTAGAAGTCGCAAAATCTCCCGGTTTTGTTACGCTAGCAGAAGGAACAATCGCTTCTGACTATGCGCTCAAGAACCTCAACAAATCTCTCGGCGACGCACAGATTGAGTTCATTCCCGCTGTAAAAGGCGAAGTGAACAACTACGGCGGATACAAGTACACCCCGCTGGTTGTCATCATTGACGCAGTGAGGCCGTCGCTCCACAAGTTTCATCTAACCGTTTCACAATTCCCGGTCACTGATCTAGCTACCAAGACGATCACCATCCATTCCCGATTGGTTCACTGGGATTCGGGCGAGTGGATGCAGAACGCGCTTGAGCTTCCTGCGGAGTTGGCGCTCGGTAAAGGTGGTACACCGGTATTCAATCAGCAGACCATTGGCGGATCGCAGACTTACGCGCAGAAGTACGCCTACAAAGCTATTGTTGGCATTCCCGATTCGGAAGAGATGATCGACTCGACCGAGGAAAAAGGCGACTTGCCGTCGCGCCAGAAGCGCCAAGCAGACGCGAGGGCATCGGCTCAGCAGAGAGCTAGTGCAATATCGCATCCCGAAAACGCCCCTAGGGCGACCAGTACGCAGCAGTCAGCCCAACAGGCCACCCAACGTGCAGCGAGCCCGCAGGAGGGCGCACAGCCCCAAGCAGGGGTATTGAAATTCGTCCCTCCAAACGGTTTGACGGCAGTCGTCAAGCGCGTGAGGGAAATTCAAGGTCTTCCCGCCAAACCGGCTAACGGGGATGTTCCCGCGATGAAGGCGGTACGACCTCGGCTGATTGTTACCTTCCTCGGCCAGCACAACGGCGTGGATGAGGCAAGTTGCTTTGATACCGGCCTATTCGATGCCATTAGGGATGCGGTAGGTTTGGAGTGCCACTTCCAGATCGCAGAGAAGGACTCTAATGGCAAACACTACATCAACATCGAAGATTGCCTCTATGTGGATGGAGTCCCCTACGTTGACGGCAAACCGAGTGTCGATACAGCCACAGGCGAAGTAATCGCAGAAAGGGATGGACAGTGAAATTTCTCAAGAAAGACGGAACAATCGAAGAAGGCGTTGCACTTTCCGAAACAGAGGTCAGACATTTGGAGAGCTTGACGCAAGTGCTGCACGCTTCTATGTGTAGGAATGCTTTTCACCCTTCCTACGAGCGCGAGGAAAAATGCCGTAAGGTGGCCATTGCCGTGATCTCCGGCAAGACGCTGGAGGCTGCGCTGGCGGATGAATACCTTCCCAAGCCGTCTTCCGAAGAAGAGCACCCTTCACCGTACCCGACAGGAGTTGAAGCGTGAACTACACGAAGGTTGAATCATCGCAAATTGCAGAGGTTGGGTATGATGCCGAGACGGAAACCCTAGGCATCAAGTTTCCCGCAGGCAAGCGTAGCGCGGCATCGGAATATCACTATGCCAATGTACCGGCTCGTGTTCATCGGGCTCTGATAACCGCAGAGTCTATCGGATCGTATTTTGGGAAGAACATCAAGAGCAGAGCGGACCTATACCCGTACACGCGCATAATTCCGGATGACGTTGATCTGACGGCGTATGCAGATGACATGAAGGGACGCCCTACCGATCCCGCCGTCGCAAGCGTGACGAGAGAGACGAGCGGGATGCCGACGAAGAAGGAGAAGCAGCAGCCATCTTTGGACTTGGATGGGGATGCAGTGAATGGAACGAATAGCTCAAGCACCTCTCTTTCCGTCATCGATACGATGGCCGACGATCTACTCTTCACTCCTGGCGCGGTTACCGACGAACAGATTGCGGCAGGACGGGATTGGTACCTCACCGAAGCAAAGAAGTACGACATCACCACAGAAAAGAGCCGTACCGAACTGAAACGGTTCGCGCGGCCACTCCAGAAGCTCCGCACCGGCATTGAAGCACGGGCTAAGGAGCTGACAGGAGCAACCAAGCGGAAGATTGCAGCCATCGACGCGGAGAAGCGTCGCTTGGTGATGCTGGTGGGTGGAATCGAAGATGAAGTTCTTGCACCTTTGAAGGCATATGATGCGGCAGAAAATGCGCGGATTGAAGCAAGGAATGAGGCGCTGAAGGAAATCCAAGACTTTGGCACCTATACTCAAGCAAACTGGATGACCCTCTCCCTTGACGCAATGCGCGACCGACTGAAGGAGATCGAGCTTGATACGCGGGAATGGCCGGAACTCGGAGAACTGCCAGCGAAGTATCGCGAGGAATCCATCAAGCAAATCAAAGGGGCTATCTCCGCGCGGGAAGAATACGAGTCCGCACAGGCAGAGTTGGAGAAGTTACGGGCCGAGAAAGCGGAACGGGACGAAGCCGACCGGAAGGCCGAAGCGAAGCGCCAAGAGGATGCACGAATCGCTGCTGCCGCTGAAGCACTTGCTGCGAAGAAGGTTGAAGATGTCAAAGCTGCCATTCGGGAGGAAGTTATTTCTGGTTTCAACTTCCCAAGCGCAGCCAGTATTGCAGAGATGACGGGCGAACCAACCCAAACCATACTCGCACCGGACAATCGAGAGCGCGCGATGCAAGAGGCCCAAGTTGGCCTGTTTGACAACTGCGAGCTTACTGTTATCCAGTCGCGTAAGGTAGTCGAGGCTATCTCCAAGGGGCTTATCCCCCACATTCGAATCGAGTATTGACATGACTCACATCTTCCAACCGAAAGCGAACTGGAAACTTCAAGGACCGATGCCCGGTAATCCGCTATGCAACTGGTACCAATGGGGTGATTGCCGGGTGTTTGTGGGGCTCGAACCTGCCGGGTGGCACCTGAGTATCAGCCACCCAAACCGCAATCCAACGTGGGAAGAAATCAAGCAGGCTCGGTACGACTTCTGTCCGCACGATGTGACGATGGCAATGATCCTTCCACCGACCACTGAATACGTGAACATCCATAATTTCTGTTTCCATCTGCATCAGATACCGAACGAAGGAGAAGAATGAGAAATTCCGCAGCACCTACCGAAGCGCTTGATGAACAACCCGGCAAACCCGCCAAACAACCCCGGCATGTAGCCATTGCACAAAGGCATTTGATCGCACAACGTGAAAAAGCGGTTGAGGCTCACTCCAAAACAGGCAAGGAAATTGACGAACTGGACGCAGCACTAAAGGCGCTCGGCTGGCCACCGGAGGAGTAGATATGACAAAAAAGGAAAAGAAGGTAGCCTATGACCGCGAGTATCGCAAGAAGAACCGTGCGTTACTTAAGGCCAAGAAGGCAGCCTATTTCCAAAAAACCTATGATCCGATAAAAGCAGCGAAAGAGCGCAAGAAGAAAATGCCTCAGCATGTCCAGTATTGTCGGCAGCCTTGGTACAAGGCGTGGAAGCGAGAATACGACAAGCAAAGACGGTCTTCTAAGTTTGGACCCTTCGCTGAGGCCCATCAAGCTCTCATCGCTCTCCAGCGAGAGATTCGCAAACAGATGCCTGATCGATTTGAGAGATATGCTCAATCAGGCAGACATGGGTGGAATCCAATCAACCAGCAACGAAGGAGGAGCAGGCGTGGCAACATCGAATTCAATTTTGACAGCTTCTAACCTGAAAGATGCACTGTGGACGACTTTAAACCAAGTGAAGGGAAAGAGAATGCTTCCGGGTCATGCTGATGCTGTAGCATCACAGGCTCGTGAGATTCTCCGCACAGTGAAGGTTCAGCTCCAGATCAGCGGTCAAACAAACCGTCCCGTACCTGTGGAAGTCATTGAATTTTCCGAGGGAAAGGTTAAGCGTCCGATCAAGAGGTAGGTATGCCATTCCCTTCCAATCTCGAAAGTCTTCTCGCCTCCGGGTACGCCTTCCTGCGTTCGGAAGTCTGCCCGGATTGCGGGGAAGGTGTCGAGGTATTTTCAACGCCCGGCAAGCGAGAGATCATCATGCAGCCCATGTGCGATGCTCTGCGCCCTGCGGTGAGACACTTCTCCGTCTGCAAGCCGCTCCCAGCCAGCAAGGATGGTCTCTTGAAGACCGGGTACACTTTCCTTGACCGGATCACATGCCCACGCTGCCAAAGGGCCGTAGAGCGCTACGAGACGCCTTCAGGAGCATGGATAACACTTAACCCGATGATGGGAAATGATTGGCCCACCGTCATACATCGGTGCAAGATTGCACTAAATCAGGAGGAGAAGGGTGGAGATCAACAATTTCGACGTTCTGAAGCAAATGTCGAAGCAAGGCATGGACATTCGGATGGGAACAGACCTTCTCAACATGAAGGCAGTCAAGGCGGGAAGCCAGATCACGATGGGGATAGCGGGAAACGTGTTGGCGGCACTGATGTTCGGAGAACTGAACGCGTGCTTGATCCTGTTCAACAGGAAGCAGTTCGACGAAACGAAATCGGAAATGTCTCAGGAATCAAGCTCTACGGAGTGACGGACCAGAACATGATTGCTTGCGGATGGTCGGACGGAACTCTGGCCATCCGCTTCAAGTACGGTCTGTATCACTACGCCAACGTACCGGAGAACATTTTTGTGACGCTACGGAAAGTTCCGTGGCCCAACAACTACTTCACCAAGGTGGTGAAGAATCACCCTGAACTCTATCCCTTTACCAAGGTTGGATAATGTCCTCACTGTTTGCTGAGAAACTAAACTTGAAACCACTTCGCCCACGGCAGGAAACAGCCATCGCAGCCGTTCGCGAGGCTATCCGGGAAGGGCACAAGCGCATTGTCCTGCAAGCTCCTACGGGCAGCGGCAAGACCATCATTGCCAGTCACATCATCGCGGGAGCCCTCGACAAAGGGAATCGTCCGATGTTCTGCGTTCCTCGCTTGTCTTTGATCGGCCAGACTATCAAGCGATTCGAGGCACAGGGCATTTGCGACATTGGCGTGATTCAAGGAAATCATGAGCGCACTGACTTTTGGGCAACGGTGCAGGTCGCAAGTATCCATACACTTGTGAGGCGCCCCCTGCCTGAAGTGGATTTTGCCATCATTGACGAAGTGCATCTCCAGCTTAAGTCTCTCAACAAGATCCTCGATAGCGACGGCTGGAAAGACAAGATCGTCATCGGCATGTCGGCCACTCCTTGGACGAAAGGAATGGGACTTCGCTGGACCAAACTGATTGTTCTGGCAACGACGAACGAGATGATTAACGAGGGATGGCTTACTCCGGTTATCGGTTATGGGGTTCCTGATGACTTCATGCCCGATGTTTCCGAGGTCCATACAAACTTCGATGGAGAGTACGTCGAGGGCGAAGCTGAGAAGGCCATGACCACACAAAAGATCGTGGGCAACGTGGTCAAGACATGGCAGGAGAAATGGGGCAAAGATAAGACGTTCATGTTCTGCGTGAATCGAAACCACGCGAAGAAGATGCAGCAGGAGTTCGAAGATGCTGGCGTATCCTGCGGTTACATCGACGGGACCATGGACGCCGAAGAGCGGGAAGCCGTTTTGCGGAAGTATCGGAGCGGAGAACATGAGATTATTGCATCGATCGACACAATGGGAATCGGGGTAGATGAGGATGTGCGCTGCATCATTTATCTGAGGCTAACCAAATCGGAAATGAAATGGGTACAGGACGGAGGCCGGGGAATTCGGCTGGCAGACGACAAAGATTCATGCCTCTTGCTGGATCATGCCGGGACCGCCGAAGAGTTAGGCATGTTCACTGACATTCACCACAACACCCTGGATATGCACGATCCAAAAGAAAAGGGCCAGCCACTTTCTGGCAACCCACCAAAACCCCACAAGTGCCCGCACTGTAATCTGCTCGTTTCCCCTAGCGCTGATGTGTGCCCATTTTGCTTTACGAAGCTCCACAAAGGCAAGTCACCTCGGGAGATCAATGCAGAGCTGGTGAGGATCGGTGGAGAGAAAAAGAAGCGCCTTGAACGAAGCGAGGAGCAGGCGTTCTATTCCGGCCTGATAGACTTCGGGCAGCGCCGGGGGTTCAAGCCTGGATGGGCGGCAAACAAGTTCAAGGAGCGATTCGGTGTATGGCCGAGGAAGTTGGACGCGGTACCGATGACTCCACGCAAGGCCGTCAGGGAGTTTATCGCTGAATCAGCTAAGAAGTGGCGGCAACAACAGAAAGCAGAACAACCGACTGAAGAAACCGCATGACTGCATCGCAGATAGCCCATCAACTCCATGGCAAGAAGTCCGGTAACCGCTGGATGTGCCGTTGTCCCTGCACCACAATGCACCACAATGGTGACCGTAACCGTAGCTTGAGCGTGTGGCAAAGTGAGGACGGTTGGATTCGCCTCCACTGTTTCACCGGCTGCACGAGAGATGAGATCGTCGCAGCGATGGGCATCAAGATACGCGACCTGGCTCTGAACGAATTCAATCCCAACCCGGAGTGGGAGCAACGGCGCAAGGATGAGGAACGGTTGAAACTGTTAGAGCGCCAACATGGACTTGCGATCATGGCTCAGGCAGTCATCCCTGGGGAGCTAAACTATTGGCGTGTAGTGGAGCGTAATATAGCTGTGCGAGGCAGAGCATTGCGCGATAAACTGGAGCCTGAAGCAGCACAGAGACGAGCCGGGCAGCGAGAAGTTAAGCGGATTATCAAGGAATATGGGCTTGATGAGTTGTGGGAGTGTTTACCGAAAGGAATCTATGAGCGAAAAACCTCAGTGGGTTAAGGATCTAGAAGCTAGCCCATGTGAATGTGTGCCGTGTCCAGACTGCCGTGGGAGCGGGACGGTATATTGGTTACTCGATGAATATTGTGGAGCCGGACACCCATGTGACGATCTAGCCGAACCCGAATCATGCGAGGTTTGCTCTAATGGAATTCTCGAAACGTGCGACCGCTGTGCACAGTTAGAGGAATACGAGTTTGGCCAATTAGCCATGGAGCTACGCAATGGCTAGTGCAATCTTGCATCAACTCCCCGCGCCAAACTTCGATGCCATCCGCGCCATGACCTCAGAGCAGGCCGCTAAACCAGTCTTGGACATTCTTCGTACCGTAGAGGCAGCAGACGAGCGTATTGAGTCCATGACGCGGCAGGTCTACGCGCTCCGCGGTGCTGCCATGAAGATCGCCGAGGAGAAGAAAATATACCAGTTCTTTGAGGATGAGGAAGTCGGCAAGCCCTTCCGGTCGCTGGACCGATTTAACAAGGTCATGTTTCCGAAGTCCTGGCGCTACAACCAAGAGGCGCTGGCGACCGTGAACAAACTCCCCGATGTGCCGATGGAGAAGCTGGTAGATGTGCCGAGATGCAATATCCTCACGTTAACCAAGGTCAGCAGTTCCGTCAGATCCCTTCCAGACGTGCTGGAGGCTGCACAGACGCTTTCTGAAGAGCAGTTTGCAGCCAAGCTCACCAAGGAGCATGGACAAGCCTTGGAGGGACGAAGGACGCTCAGGTTGACCTATTCTGCGAGTGAATACGCAGAAGTAGATCAGTTTCTTTCGTGGATTGGGAAAAAGTTGGATATTGAAGACCGAGCCGGCCAGTTGCTGGCCTATGCTATAGATTTCAATCAGGAGCACGATGAAGAGAACTAGACTGAATCCCATCCGCAAGACCCTGCGCAAAGGTGAGCCCAGCAAAGCCGAGAAAGAACAGACTCGCATCGCTGCCAGAGATCGCGCTCACGGCATCTGCGAATCCCAGATACACTCCGAGTGCTCAGGACAGGCTATCCTACCACTTGACGGCGATCTGTGGCACAGAGGCCATCTGGCGCATGGGAGAGCTAAGGCTAGATTCGGCTGGAGAGAGACGGAAGACGGACCTGACGGCCAATGGCTGACCTGGCAGTGCTGGCGCTGTCATCTTATCAGCGATCACGGGCAGGGAATCAAGATGCTGCGACCAGACCGGCCGATTTTGGTTGTGAAGGGGTTCTGATGGAATACCCATATTTCTACGCATGGAACCGGATGGGGCGGAAAGGTCAGTTCTTCCGGGTCATTTTTCGTGGAACCATGAACTCGTGTCTGATTGAATTCGAGGACGGCTTTAGAGCGGTCACCAGCCGCAATGCGATCCGAAAGAGGAAAGATGCTAATTCCTAAAGCTGGCAGCGTCGGCGAGGAAACACTCGCTTTGCATCTCCGAGCCCACGGCATTCCATTCGAGCGTGAAGTTTATTTAGTCTCCGGCCGGAAATGGCGATGGGATTTTGTCGTAAAGGACCTCGCCATAGAGATACAGGGAGGCACCTGGACTCGCGGAGGACATTCACGGGGGGTTGGGCAGGCTAGAGACTGCGCCAAGCAGAACTCTGCGGTTAAAGCGGGATACAGACCGCTAGCGTACACGACTGAGATGGCGACCTCCGGGGAAGCCATCAACGACATTCTGGAGATTCTGTTGAATAAATTGTAAAATCGAGCACAAATTATTCCACTTTTTATTTCATCCTCCAACACACACCGGAAGCCTACTCGCAATAGAAGTTCGCTTTCAGCCAGTTGACTTGGAAACCCCAAAACAAAAACATTACCTCGAAGATTAGACCAGCCTTGCCAAAGGCGAGGTTAATTCCGAAGCAATACTTGAAACTGTCCTCATTTGCCCTCCGGAAAATCAACTCAGGCTTCATCGTTCTTCCTTTCTGGTGTCTGTCAAAGCCGCACGAGCTACTGTCGCCCGGCTGTTGGCATAGCCGCGCACCTGAAGCATATGGATCAGGAATTCATCCCGCCCCGCCTGCTCGTGGATTGTTTCGAGCGACATTGCCGCAGCTATCAAACCCGCTTCTAGTCGGCTAACTTCCTCGATCAGCTTCTTAACGTGATTGTCGTTGTACAACCCTTTTCCAGTGCTGTATGAGCCACGCTCCTTCACGCAGTCGTAAACGATCTTCCATCGGTCGATGATTATTACGTCAGGCATTTCACCCTTTCTCTTCATACACCTTAGTGCCAACGTTGACATTCCCTGCATGTGTGGTTATTTAGTGAAAGATTGCACCGATTTACAAATCGAGTGGAACCCTTAACCATAGCTCGATGGATTCCCAGCGGTCGGTTATGTGTCCTGCCATCTTGAGCATTAAATCGGGTTCTCGAATCTCTGGACACCAAGCAGCGGTGAGCTTACCGGCTCCAGCAGCCCACCCAAGCTCGGCGTGTGCCGATTGACCGCAGGGATTCACGAGGATACAGGCGTCAGCCCTTTTGAGAGCGTTCATGTCTCGGTTGTAGCCTTCAATGGCACGTGGATGTTCAAGTCCGCGAAGATAGCGCGGAACGTCATTGGACCAACTCTTCCAATCGGGATCTACGTTCGACCAAGAGAATCCTCCGGGGATTCCAACTCTATCTGTTGCGCTTCCCCATCCGGTATCACAGCCGCGAAAGTCATATACCTCATGCCCCAACTCGCGCAACCGTCTCACCGCCCCCGGTTGGTAATCATTCCGCCAGCTACTTGCAACGTAAATCTTCATTTTTCTCCTCTCTGTCTTTGCTTCTTAGATACAAACACGATCCTCTTGTGTGGCGTCCGAATATAAAGCATCTGATTGATATTTCCGTTCGCAGATATCCATAAACGAGGCAAACTCGCGCACATGTGTTAGCTGTGATTTACCGCACACGTCGATATGCATCAAGCCGGTTCCGACCTCGAAATCAATCACGGGCCACCAATTGTTTTTATCACCCAACATGCGCCCGTAGATCGGCTGAGGAAGACTGTTGATGTAATCCATGTCAAGTAAGTCGCTCATCGTTTCCCTTTCAGATACACTTCCCACTTTCCCCGTAGAGACCTGTAGTCCCTGCATCTGGTGGAGTTAATCATCGGAGCCAACCAGCGCAGTTCTATGGGTTCTTGGTACGTCTCATAACGGACCGGGAAGGAAGTGGTCACCTGAACCCGGAAAGCCCCGCCTCTCAGTAGGGGAACCCTTACCTGCTGATTTGCCGATCCCCGTGACCCTGGCGGCGCGGCGACAAGGCCATCATCGACACCGGGGCTGCATTTGCTCGGCTCAAACTCTGGTGATTGTTTATTAGACACTGGACAGCCGCTCTCATCCTGTACACGTTGTGCCCTCTCCGGGATGCAATGCCATGCAGAGACGTGGCCCAGGCGCACGAAAGCGGGAACCTTGACGAGAACCGAATTGTCAGAGATTGTCGCAATCTTTTACCTGAACAATTGCATCCTAGCATGAAGAACGGTTATACTTCAAGTGCGGGGTTCTGGTCCCAAACCTCGTCCATCTTTTGCCTGAACAACACTTGATGGAGCCCCGCACCGTTTCCCTTTCTCTTCCGGCTTAGAGGCCCTTCCTTACGGTTGGGCCTCTTGGTTTTTGGGAGGGAACATCGACTGCGTGGATTAGTGGACGAGCACCCGATAGCTCAGCATGGTTTTCCATGCCGTCAGCTTGGGTGGGTTGTGGAGAGATCAGAAGATCATTGCCAACACCCAAAGAATGAGCGTGATGGCACAAAAAATGGTTGTGTTATCTATCCGACGGTGACTCACGTTTTGAGTATTGCCGAGAATGTTGGTAAACGGGTACTCTTTCACGCTCTCATGGTCATAAAAGGAGTCTTCCGCATCCACATCGTACGGGCGGTGGTGCCACGCCGCTTGCTGGCGGGTCATAGCGCCCTCCAAATGAGCCATGCAACGATTGCACATACCGGCAGCGAGAAAAGAGCCGTAAGTGCTAGTCCGCGGAAGCAACGTGGCGGGTCAGACGGAGTAGCCGGTGCGGTTTCATCCACCAAAGCCATTCCGCCCATCTGCATGTCCAGGTCATCTGCGATTTGCATATCCACGGCCCGGCGGTACTCGCTGGCCTCATGCGCCAGGTGGTCGGCCACGCAATCCAGTCGGCCATAGGTGGCGCGCTCTGCATCGGCCTTGTCTTGCGCTTCCTGCGCCAGGCGGTCGATGATTTCGATGGGAATACGACTATACAACGTGGGCATCTGGTTTTCCCCTTTTCTTCGGTGCAAGATTGCACCAAATCACGGCTTCTTGCCTTCCATGAGATTGTCGATTGCCGTCTTGCTGATGCGGATTGCACCCCGACGTACAGGCTGCGAGTATTCCAGCCGGCCGGTTTTGATGTAAGTATGGATGGTGCGTTCGGACACTTGCAAGTACGCTGCCGTTTGCTTTACGGTAAAGTACTCGTGGTCGGCATCAAGCTGTTGTTTTTGTGCCATTAGATTACCTCGGGCTGGAGATATGCTATAAAGATTTCTTTCTGTTTGTCCCTCGCAGCACCCCCCGCAGCAGCCCCCGCAGCAGCCCTCGCAGCAGCCCCCGCAGCATCCCTCGCAGCAGCCCCCGCAGCAGCCCCCGCAGCATCCCTCGCAGCAGCCGTGATAAGCCCATTGGCAAAGTCTCGTGCGGCTTTGATTGCCGATGCGGGGCGTTTATCGTCTGAGTATTGCTGCCAAATGGGCAAAACTTGGCCGGCAAAATCTGCGGCCATTAGGCGCGCTACTTTATCGCAATTCTCGGCAGTTGCGCATAGAGCCCACAGCGCATCATCCAAGCCATTGAGGTTGAGAATAGTAAGCAGATTGATGGGTCTGTCTGGTGGATAGTTAGTTCCCAGCGCTGTGAGCAGAACTTTGTATCGTGGCGCACAGGCATGGGCTTTGTGTAGCAGATTTAATGTGGTGGTGAGTTCCATGATTCCCTTTCTGGGTGGGTACTGCGGTTAAGCTGCTACCGAGGTTTCCTGGTTAGACAGGTGCGATATTGCACTAAGCTTCGACCAGTTCCGAGTTGAAGCTGTTGGCTTTGTGGAAGGCTTCCCAATTCTTGTACTTGTGGACGCTGGACACATCCGCCTGACGCGCCCATGACGGAGCCAGGGTGGACATAGCCTTGCTGACCGTTTCAGCGGTGATGCGGTCGGCGAATTGAAAGCCGGTGCCGGTCTGTCTGTTTGGCATGTGGACGGTGCTGACGGATGGCCGGCCATCGCTCCATTGCGCGTAGGCAATGTTGGTTCCATCGGTCACGTAGCAGTATTCGCCCTTGAACGTGCCTTTAGCGGGGCGATAGTACACCTTCCAGCCTTGCGCCTTCATCATGTCGATGTATTCGTTGGTCATGCTGCTACCTGCTTTCCGTTCATCTGTTTGGAGCGTAGGACTGCCCAGACGCAAGCTGCGCGGTGTGAGGCGATGATCCAAGCTGTCTTGTAGAGCTTCGCTTTCGCGGTTGAAATGGACATAAATCCTCCAAAATGTGCGATATTGCACTAAACCGGTTAATTGGCCTGAAGTTGCCCAAAAAGATGCTCAATATCAGCCTTGCTGCACGTCTTACGTGTCGACCGCTTGCGAATGGTGTATCCAGCGCGGTGTAGATCGGCCTTGAGCGCCTGTAGCTGCGTGGCGAACACTTTCGCGGTCCCATCCGTCATTGCCATCAACTCAGGCATTGCTTTCTCGCCAGCGGGCGACTCGGGCAGGATGAGCGCGAACATGCCGTCAATGCGATAGCTAAAGTCTGGATTTTTCCGCTTTGGGTTACATACGTAATGCTGTCGCGTACCACAATCAGGACAAATAGTCATTGCGTTCTCCTATAACCCCATAATTCCAATTGATGCAACAATTCCATTGCGGTGAACAGGGCACTCAATGTTCATGGTTCCATCGGCATGGCAACGGCACCCAGTAGGGCGCGTGAACCCGTTAAATGGTTGATGGATAGACTTGACCATATCTCGCAACTTGCGCTGTTCTTCTGTCTGATCTATCAGGTATTGCGGCGGGTCTGGACGAACTGCCCAGTGAGTAACGCGCCACATAATAGGGCGAGGAGGATGCTCCATTTCTGTATACCAAACGCCTTGTGCGTTGATGAACGCAAGGCCACCGAACACAAGAACAGTTTCACCCACTGGCGGGTCTTCATAGTCGGTATCAATCCAATTGATCGTTTCCAGTCCGTTCATGCGATCACCACTGTCTTTCCAGCCGCGTACATGCCCTTGACAATGCAGTCGGCAAGAATGAGCGACTCTTCCATGTTCAGCTTGTTGGTGCGCACCACATCGCGGATAATGTCCCCACGGCGAACCGACTCAGCGTCTTTGTATTTGCGGGCGATATTCAAAGCCAACTTGCTCACTTGATTCATGGTCATGTTCTTTTCCTCCTCATCTGATGTATCTCTACGCGGTGTCCACGCTTGCAGGCTTTGCAGTTGTAGATGATTGTCATGGCTGATTGCCTCTGATGTGTTCTCGCGGTGAACTACAGCGAAAACGCATCCGATATGTGCTGATCATTGATCCGTATTGGCCTTGCGTACCCATCTCATGGATGGCAACCTGGGGCGTGCCCTCAACTCATCAACGTGACCAGATTATCACAATGTATTGCAATATCAAGCAATAAATTGCAACGAATTGCAATTATTAGCAATCATGCTCATTGAGTGCTAAGCGGTGGGTAATTCAGTCTTTTCTCTCTAACATCTTCTCGATACTCACCGTAGCAATCCGTATCGTCCTGTATCCAAGCTTGCGTGATATAAGCCTTCCAGACACACACCAACCCCTCACAGTCTTCACACTGATCCCCAAGTATGCGGCAGCGTCTTTCGGGGTTACCCACTCCTCCATAAGCTGGTTCATTGATCCTCCTGCGCCAATATTACCGCATCTTTCCGCAATAGGGAGCAATGGGGTGTAATCAGAAACGTTTTCCCTCTCATCTTCCATTTTTTGCTTCTTGCTCCGTTCCCCGATGCCTCGCCGCGTTCCATGCCTGCGGCAGCCCTCACTGGCGCGCCTAAGTGCTTTGCCTGCCGTGGGTTGTCGTGAATTTGTCCATGTGGCGCATGAAGGATGTGGCGAGAGGTTGTCCAGGACAGGGCGGCGTGATGGCATGGAACGTTCCTGAGCCCAAACATGGATTCATGGATTTTGGTCAGAAAGAGAATTATTCACCCGAAAAGCGAATTTTCCACTTGATTATTGGGCAAATAAGAGTATTATTCACTTATGGGCGCGTTGAAGAGTGAAAAGTGTTCTCGTGGGCATCGGATGGTGGAGGAGAATCTTTATCACAGGCCTGATGGAAAGCGGGAGTGCTTAACGTGTAAGAAGAACAGAAACCGAAAATTGTATGTTCCTGCTGGAGATATTCTGAATGCGCAGGCTCAGGCCGGGGATTTTTCGAGAGTTCAATCGCCTGAAATTGCGGCAAAGCTACGAATCGCTTCAGAGGGAGTTCGGGCGATTGTGGATAGACCGGTTCATGCAGCCGTCGCCTTTGATGAATTTGTTGAAGAGGAAACCGTGATGTGCTCCTACACTGAATATGATGGCGAGAGTGGAGAGACGATGGCTTGCGGAAAGCCTGAGCATAGCGCAAAGGTGAAGCACGGGAACTGGAGGAAGGTGTGAGCGAGAAAAAGATTTTGGTACCGGAGGGAATGCTTAAGGCGGCATATAGCGTAGGTTCTAATGGGGAAGATTCACAATTGGCCGCTGAAGGTTTGATGGCTGGAATACGCTGGCTGAGCGAGAATCCAATGGCGCCCACCGAAGAGCAAGAGATAAAGTGCTTTGATTTTGTTGACGACAAACTCCCAGAATGCGATTCTCGTTTAGTCCCATTTGCTGTAGAGTGGCAACGTCGCATGTTCCTCGCGCCAGAACAAGAAGACTTGAACGGGATCAAGAACTTGCTTGAACCATATGGAGATGTTTTCAAACTTGTGTGCGAGATTGATGGAATGAGCGAACCAGGAGCCCCTTCCTCTACGGGAGATCAGGTGGAGATGAGAGATAAAATATTCAAGTTCATCATCGAAGCCTACCGTAGAGGAAAGGAATCGCGGCAGGATGGCCAGTGATGGATAACCCATTTCACGATCTTCGTGAGATTCTGTATTTGGAGCGGGAGAACCGTTATCTTCTTCGCCGCATCCTTGAACATCTCAAGCACCATGTTTTCTCAATTCACGTCACACTGGAGAGCAAAATGGCAATCTCAGTAGGCACTACCGGAACATTCACCGCCCAACTGGAAGACAACGGGAATCCGATCTCGCTTCCTTCTGGCTCAACCTTCGCATGGACTTCGGACGACACCAACGCAACCTTGGCCCCTTCCGCGGACTCAACCTCGGTCGTCGTGACCGTTCCCGCAACCGATACCGCCACATCGGTCACCGTCACCGCCGGCACCACGGCGCCTAACGGATCGACTGTCTACGGTTCGGTCACCGTTCCCATCACACCCGGCGTGACTCATACGTATACGATTCTCGTGAGCCAGACGGCCTGAAAGTTCCCCCGCACGGGGGAAATGGGTACCAGTTCAATATGGCTGGGCATTCCGTGGGCCGCGCATCCGGTAAACCCAAGACGCGGAATTCAGTGCAATATCGCACCAAACGAGGGAAAATGAACGACCGCGACGAAAAAATCATTCAGTTTGCCCAGAAAGATGCTGCCCGACTTCATCAGCCAAACTGCCCAAAATGCAAGCATGAGCCGCTGGAGTTCATGTGCAATGTGGTCAAGACTCCAGTCGGGCATCTGGTGTCGATCATCTGGTGCGGTCACTGTGGATACACTCTGAGCGCACAGTTTGTCGGCATGGACCAGCCACAGCAGCCGATGATTGTGAGGCCGTCATGAGGGCCATTCTCTGTTGGGTATTCGGCCACATAGACGCACTGAATATGACTCCGGAGAACGGAGCAAATATTCACGTGTGCAGACGATGCGGAAAAATATTTCGTATCGATTTGGAATGCTGGGGGCGCTAAGTTGAGGCAGCACGGCGACCCAAACCGCGACTATGCCGGAGAGTGGCTCCGCTGGCGCAAGGAACACGGTTTGACCCAGGAACAGGAAGCACAGGCGCTCGGCATCACTCGCAAGACCATCCGCGACATTGAAAAAGGGAAACATCCGCCAAAGTTAGGTTCCCGTGAGAAAATGGCGGCATTGCAACAGAGGTACAGAGAGGCAGAAAAGGAATATCATGACAATCGAGCAGATTGAGAATTGGTTCATCTATCACGCGCCATCTAGCGATGACCTCGTGACTTACGAGAAGTTGCGCAACTCAGCGAGGGCATTCGCAACGGCAATCAACGAACTATGTCCAGAATCCGCCGATAAGACAGCGGCGATTCGCAAAGTGCGTGAGGCTGTGATGACGGCCAATGCGTCCGTAGCATGCAAGGGGAAATGATGAGCGCAAATACCGTATCCATTCCTCAGCCATTGACGGGAACTGAAATCAAGCATGGAATTGCAGTCCGCATGACGCAGGACTTGCCGGCCGATGTGGTAGAACCGTTGCGAGAACAGATCGAGGCAGGTTTGGGCAAGACGTGCTCCCTGCTTGCGCACACTGCCTACGCCAAGTTCAAGGCGATGTGGAACTTGGCGTGGTGGCGAGAAGATGAAAGTGTTCGTGCTGATTGGTGGGTCACCTACAATCTTGACAACTTCGGAAGGGTGACAAGCGGAGGTATCGGAAAGCATCAGATAGCTCCCGGCGGAACTGTTTGGGCTAAAGGAACGATTGACGAGGTTCCTCCCAACCGCTTCCGCCGCGAAACGTCTCAGCCGATCCCCAAGCCAACAGAACTGAAGCCGCCCGAACCGGAGAAGTCTTCTTTCTCGAAGTCTCTGCGCGGGTCAGGGAAACGGAGGGATGTGTGACAGGAAAGCAAAAACCAACTTATCTTCCTGGTTCAATGGAAGATTATGAGCAGAAAATAACAGAGTTGAGAAAGAAGATCATCGGGGAAACGGAGGGATGTATGACCGAAATTGCCATGAATACTCTAGAAATAGGGACGAACGGAAAAGGTAAAGTCGTTGTGAATCACCCCGACTTGGAGCCCGACGAGAACGGTGTCGGACATATCGTCTTCTCTGTCGAGCAGGCTAGAAATCTAGCAAACCTGCTCATGTCTAGAGCTGCGGATGCTGCCGTAGAGCGCGGAGACCTGAAAACCAACTTCGTGAACCATTCACGTCGGTTGTGGTCCGAAGAAGAGTGCAGGATTTTTGTAAATGCTGCTGTCGCCAAACTGATCGACGATGCCGGTGGGTTGCTGACTATCGCAGTGTCGGATATGCTCCGGCTCGCTCAGAAGGGAACACTGGCGATGGCGCTCTCTGACGATGACAAGGTTCTAACTCTCACCCGAGTTAAGGAGGCGTGATGCCAGAAGTCCCTGAAGTTGACCGCTCCAAGCGATGCATGTTGAGCGGAAACCCTGAAACTCCCGAACATCGCGAGATTGATCCAGCCACAGGAATGCAGAAGGATTATGTGGTTCTCTGCCCTCAGGAACGAGCCAAGGGATTCGTAAAACCTGTTCGACGCTCTTACAGGCACCTGACGTGCGGATCGGTAACGACGATGGGGCTGGCGCTGTCTGAAACCTACGCACGCGACCCCCACTTCTATTCGGGAACGATGTGCGTGAACTGCCACGCTCACTTCCCCCTCAATCAATTCAAGTGGGAAGATGATGAGCCGATGGACCCGGCGTTGCAAGCTGAGGCCGAAGTATGACCTCGAAACAGCTTGACCGAATCATCTCCATCCTCGACCGTGCAGTGAAAGTAGCTGAACGATGGGCAGACCGGGAGTATCCTCAAATCGATGAAACAACAGAAGCCACCATCAGCCGGGTTGGAGATCGTCGGACGCCCCAAAGCCCCGAAGAGTACAGATCCTTCGAGTCCGAAGAAGACGCGCTCGCACGGTTCTCCAAGCGTATCAATCAGGCGTAACGGCTATTCTCAATCCCCGCTTGCCGTGATGAAGCGCCTGGACATCGACCCCGCCGCAGTAGCTTTGATGCCGCACGAGCCCTCGGAAATCCTCACGCGATGCTTCGGGTCAGGGAAAAGTCTGCCTCGCAAGGAAATCATTGGCTTCGCGGCAGTGTCCAATCAACCGTGCGCTTTGGCGTTTATGAATTCCATTCGCCAGGTCAAAGCCTCAGACCTGAAGAAACTTTCGTTTGAGGCGATGTGCGTCCATGCCCGAGTGAACCCCATGGAGATTCTGGGGGCGATCATGTCGTCAGCAATCCAGATGAAGGGCGTAGAGAGCAGGCTAAAGGCCGCTCTGGCTCATCCCGAGGTCGTAGAGGCAACCGTAGAGGCTGCGAAGGCTGGAGAGCCCATAATGGTTGGCGGGGTCCCCTTGCGAGACGATGATGGAAAATTGGTTCGCTATCGAGGGGATGTGGCAGCACAGCGCATCATGCACGAGGCGGTAGGGTTCTTGCCCACAAAGAAGGGTGGAGGCATAGAGATCAATCTGGGCTTTGGCCGGCCAGCAGAGGAACGCGATTCAGACAGTGACGCCGATGACGACTGGGATGACGCTTTCCCCGCGCTAGGTGAGCAGATACAAGAGTTCAGCGCTGACAAACATAAGCTTCTCGAAGGCAAGAAAGACTAGATGTATAGCGAACGGATTATCCAGGAAACCATAGACGGATTCGCCCGCAAAAACGGCTGGGATCCGCGCTTCCATACGGTTGCCGAGTGCGACTTCATGGTGGAGGAAATCAACAAGTACGCCGACGTGTCCAAGTCGAAAACTGGCGCACGGTCCTACTTCTTCTGGAAAGACGGCAAATCTCCATCCCCGGCAACTGTCAAGAAAATCAAGCGCTGGGTAGCCAACGAACGATTCCTTTGCTTTGCCTCGGCAGAATATTTTGTTACCCGTTACGCCTACATCCGCGCAGCCAACACGCAAATCGTTCATTTCGACTTCCGTCTTGCGCAGAGAATCTTTCTCGCCTTTCTTGCCGAGTGCGACGATCTCCAGATTGCTATCCAGCTTTTCATCCTCAAGGCCCGACAATTAGGTGTGTCCACCGTCACAGCATTGTTCTTCGTCCAACGCATTCTCTACGTCGCCAACACCTATGCAATTGTGGCGTCCGTGCAGGTTGAGCAATCGAAGAAACTGAAAAACATGATAGACACCTGCCAGGATAAGCTTCCGTTCTGGCTGCGCGTCCCGCAAATCTCCACCAAGATCAACGAGCCGAAGTGGACGAATGGCTCTCGACTCTCCGTGCAGGCCGGTGCGCAGGAAGTCGGCATTGGACAGGGCGACTCTCCATCCTGCCTCCATATCAGCGAGCTTGGCGACTATACGAACCCCAAACACACCCTTGATGAAGGTCTATTTCCTGCCTGCCACCAGTTACCGTCTTTGTTCATGGTTCTTGAGGGTACCGGGTCGATGGCGACGACTTGGCAGAAGGAAAGCTGGGAACTCTACTCCTCCGGAAAGGGAAGGTTCAAAGCCTTTTTCATTCCCCCGGCCTGTGCGACTGACCTTTATCCGCCCGAGGCGTGGTTACGCCAGCATCCCCTTCCTGAACCTTGGGAACAGCACGTCACGGACACGACGCGGAAGATGAGGCGCCGTGGCGAGTTGTTTGTTCGTTCCACGGATTATCTTTGGAAAGTCCTGGGCCAGCGCTGGGAGATGCCGAAAGAGTTTCAGTGGTTCTGGCAGTGCGGTTATGAGGAGGCGGTGGCAAAACATGCGGAGCGCGAGTTTCTTGCCGCCAATGCCGTGACGCCGAACGATGCTTTCCAATCCAAAGACGATCCAGTTTTCACGCAAGAGGCGATTACCCTTGTGACCGAGGCGCGGGAAAAGAGCTATGCAGCCTATGCGGTCACCGGAAGAACGATCCTGATGGGAAGCGACAACGTTCCCTATGAGCCCAACCGCGAGGCAGTCAACCCCAACGAGCCAGACATTATTCTCGAATGGAAGGGGCTGGACGACAACGAGTACCGATGGAATCTGGTTCCTTTGCGGCCATTTGACGATTCGACCGATGAAGCGTGTTTCGACAAACTGCTCATTTTCGAGGAGCCTCAACCCGGAGCGGAATACGCCATTGCGATTGATACGGCTGGAGGTTTGAATAAGCCCAATGAGGACAGGGCCACTCTTTCGGTTCATAAGCACGGCCACGGGACTGGACCCGATATTCAGGTGGCCTCACTCACATCGCTCCGGGTGAATTCACCCCAGATGAGCCGTATTGCGGCGGCAGTAGCAGTTCTCTACGGAACGGACGGAAGCGGGAACATCACCTCTGCGAATCCTTTGGTTGTGAAGTTCATCATCGAACAGACGCGGAAACCGGGAGATGAATGTCAGAGCCAATTGAAGATCATGGGCTTTCTAGATCATCACATTATGATCCGCATCGACAAGAAAGGAAACGTTTTGCAGGATTCAGGCCATCAGGAAGGATGGTGGACCAGAGCCTATACCAGACCTTACCTTCTCGACCGCTGGGTGGATGCGGTGAATACCGGCTGGCTGGTACTGAATGATCCTATTGTCATTCGGCAGCTTTCTACCTTCGTGCGAAAGTACATCGGAGGAGAAGGCAAAACCGAGATGATCCACATGCAAGGACAACACGACGACAATATCTTTGCATCGGCCATGGGCTGGACCACTTTTCACGAACTAGAAAATTCCGCAGCTAGAATACAGTCTCGTTGGCCATTAACGAAGAAGGTGAAAGAAGCTTTAGGCGATGCGTGGTGCACTCAGGGAATGATTGTTCCAAGCTACTAAATGCTTTGTTCTTAATCCTATGCGGTACTGGTGAAGGTGGGGGGAAGGGTGTGGTTAACCCGGTTGTACAGGTGAGCCACAAGGCTTGGGCTATCGCCGTTCACCTTTTCCCATGCGTGACCGGAGCCAGGCGAGGGGCAGTGTCTCCACTGCGGGCGGGTGTTTGCCGGGGATTGGTTTGACGCCTTAACCACCACAGCGGGCATCCAACAGACTGAACCCGCCGCACTCAGCTTATCCCTAAGGATTTAGGCGATTGGTCCAGACTGCTATCGAGGCTCCCCTGAGCGCACCACTCTTCCCGCCCCGCCTGCCTTTCGTGCAGGACGCCAAGGCGCATGAAGGCTCAAACCTTAACGAAAATCGAATTGTCGTGATTTTTGCTCTCATGTGACTTGGCAATTGCAACCCTATCACAAAGTTTTGTATACTACAAGTGCGCTCATGGCTTGGCAGCTTGAGACGTGGTTCCTTTCGTCGATGGTCAAAAATGCCTCTTCCTCCCGGTTGAGGCATTTTTGTTTTGGTGCAATCTTGCACTGCCAGAAATTCTCAATTGCTCTTAGCGTCCAAGCGGTGTAAATTGTGTCTCATGGGCAACGTACAATTGTGCGGCACCGAAAGAACCGTGGTTTACCGGGAAATTGGAACCTCCAGAATCCTCAGTTTTGGAATCGAGGGCGCTCCTCCACTCAATGTTCCCGAAGGAATCCGCTACGAAACAATCATCTGCCTCCACGCTTGCGATCTAGACCGCTTCATGGACCAGTATCGTCAACAGCACATCGATGACGAGGAACGGGCGGCGGTCAAGAAGCTGGAAAAGGAGCGGGACTTCCGCAAGTCGGTACGGGATTCTGTAATCGCCAGAAACGCCCATCTGGACCCATTCAACCGGGACGTGAATATTCGGATGCTGGATGCCCAAGACAAGCTCTACGAACGCATCCTGAGTCAGCGTATCCGGGCAGTGCCGAAGCTGGCGGCTGAGATGTACGAGCAGGGCGGCGACGATACCCGGATCGTGAAAGATGGACTGAAAGGAAAACTGTAATGAGCGAACGAGTGCAAAATGCTGCCCGCGCAGTACATGAGGCCAACAGGATTCTCTGCTTGGCTATGGGGGATACGTCTCAACCAAAATGGGAAGACGCTCCTGAGTGGCAAAAATCGAGCGCTATCAAAGGCGTTCAGATGATCCTCGACAACCCCTCAACATCGCCAGAACAATCACATGAAGGATGGCTGGCAGAGAAGGCGGCAACAGGGTGGAAGTATGGCCCCGTCAAGAATCCTGAAACCAAAGAGCATCCTTGCTTCGTGCCTTACAATGAGTTGCCAGAAAATCAGCGGCTCAAGGACGAGATGTTCGGCACAGTGGTTAGATCGGTTCTCGGATAGAGCGATACGGGGGATTCTGCAAATAAGCGATGGCCTTTTCGAGACGGTCAATGCTGTCTTCGGATAGTCCCAGGATCATATTGCAGGTATGGCACAGAATCCCTCTTACCTCCCCATCGGCGTGATTGTGGTCAGTGGACCAATTATTCCGTTTCCCCGGTTTGTCTGTGCCGCATATCGCGCACCTGTTCCCCTGAGACTCGAATTGCTTATCCCACTGTTCCAACGTTATTCCATAGATTCTTTGAAGGTCTCTGTCGCGTATCCGTTTTCTATTAATTTGGTGATATTTTGCTTGATACTCTTTACCGTATTTTTTGATTTGTTCCTTGTGGGTGTCTCTATACCGCTGGCAGGTTTGCTTTTTCTTTTCGGGGTGCTTAACCCTATAAGCAGTACTGCGCTCACTTTCGAGTAGGCGGAATTCCTCGCTCTCTTTTACTAATTTTCGGCGGCGCAGTTTCTCACGTTCGTTCCGGCGCAAACGGTAGTTGTCATCATTCTTATGGGCAAGTCTCCACAGACGCATCCGCTCATTTTCAGCTAATCTTTTCTGTTCTTTGAGAGTATCAGGTGTAGAATTTGGATTTGATGGGGTTGTCATGCGCGGACTTTCCTCCGTGTAGGGTCTTGGCCGGATGCGACGAACATCCGACAACTCCATTATAACCCATGCGTCTCTGGAGAGTCGATGCTTTACGGCGAAAGTGATCGAGTAATAAGTTGGCAGGCTCCTCCGCGAGAGGCTTCAGGCTCTTTAATAGCTGGCTGGTTCTCAGATTTGACATCTCAGGGAGATAACTGGGTCCAGAACCAGCCCGGCATTGCAAACCTGACCAACGACATTCAACTTTTGATGGGCACCGGCCAGGACCGGGACATGCCCTCCAATCTTCTCCAGCCAGACATCCGCTCATTCGTCGAGACGATTACCGACCTTCGCCAGATTGCTACGATGGGGTCCAAGGCCGAGCAGTCCAAGAAGACGGTCGCTCTCTACAACGATGTTTTCAAGTTCGTGTTCTGGGACTCGCTCTACGTTCCCAGCACCCGCAAGGCTTTGCAGTGGGCCATGCTTGGCAGAGGGTACAAGTGGCAGAAGTTCTCCCGTCCGTGGCATGGCAGTGGGCCAGCAAAGATCAAGTTTGAGGCTCTAGGTCCGAGAGAGTTCCTTCCTGACCAACTTCCCCACAATGCCGACCTCGATGATGGGTACGCCGGCACAATCGTCTTTCCAATGGGTTTGGCCGAGGCTCACGCAAGGTTCGATAAATTCCAGCAGTGGCTTACTCCAATTTCTCAGTATTCCCGCTCCGGGGTCAATGTCACACAGAACATGCTCAGACGGTATGAGTTCTACGACCGCTGGCGCTTTGGTGGGTCAAACAACTCGGACTGGGTCGAGAAGTACTGTGAAATCCGGTATCACTTCATCCACGATCTGCGAGTCAATGACACCGGTTACACGCAGCAGATGGGCATTGACGGCTCGACGTGGGGATACAAGGTTCCCACGGTCGGAGATCTGATTGTTACCGTCGATCCCGATACCGGTCTTCCCCGCTCACGCAAAGCGGAGGTGGACGATTGCAAGATGTATCCCCGATTGCGGCTTGTCATCACTTCCCCGTCCTGCCCGGTTCCGCTCTATGACGATACAGCTTGGGACATGCACGGCATGATTCCGGTGACGCAGCATGACGTGAATGATTGGGTATGGTCACCGATGGGATACTCCATCGTGGCTGGCGTCAAGGGCTTGGAAGTGGCGCGGCGTGACAGGCTCTCGGACATCAATACCGTTCTGTCTGTGAGGAAAGACCCTCCGCTTGGCACAGACGTATCCACCGGCGTGTCTCGAACGCAGATGGACAAGCTCGACTTGCTCCATGCTCAGGGTGTCAGAGTAGGAGGCAAGGGAGATCCTTCGAAGTGGACTAAATCTCTGCTTCCCCCAGAAGTCGATGTAGACGAGAAGGACTTCAAGGGTGTGGACATGCTCGGAGCGGCAATCAAGGGCGCTCTAGGCTTGACGGATATTTCGTCCATGCGTGAAGTCAAGGGCAATATGTCCGACCAGGCTTTCGACAAGATGGTTGAGAATCTTGGTCCGGTGGCAAAGGGCATTGCGTTGAATCAGTGGGTGGCGAACTCCAAAGACGCCAACATGCTGAAGTTCAACATTGCTCAGTACTTCACTCCTCAGATGCTTATGGACATGATCGGGCCGGAAAGCGTAGGAGTGGAGACGTTCGATAACGACCCGAACTCCCTTGTTCCTTCGCATCTTCCCGGCGAAGATCAGAGCCATATCAGCGCTCACGACCGGCTGGATAGAGCACGTTGGTTCTGCGAGAGACTCAAAGTAATCAACACGCCAGCGCAGTTGCTCAACGTTACCCACATCCAGGAACGCATGACCCAGATGCTGTTGTTGCAACAAAAAGTTCCCATCGATATTGAAACCACGATGGAAAAGATTGGCGTGCCGGACTATCAAGTGCGACATGACAAGTGGAAGGAAGAGCAGTTGGCAGATGAAGAATGGAAACTTGACGTTGCTGCAACGCTTGCACGGAAACAACAGGCATTAGGTTTGCATCCCCCCGAGCAGCCTCAAGGTGGACCTGGACAGGGTAAGGGTGGAGGACGAAAACAGACGCACCAAAAAGGAAATCAGCCCAGCATGAAGGGTTCGCAATCGGGACAAGTAAGGGTGACAAACAAGAGTTCGTGAGTGTGAATAAAATGCACAGAGAAGAAGAATGCAACGAATTAAAACCGTGCCCTTGGTGCAAAGAAAATCCATTGCTTTGCTCCGATGGACTCGGGAATCATTGGGTTACGTGCAGAAATGCATATTTGCCAAGTGACAGCGGTTCTACCTGTCCAGTTTGTCCGGTTGCCAGATCATCAAAAATGACATTGAAGATTCCTGAGCCGGGATGGTCTAAAGAACAGGCCATTCAATTTTGGAACGGAATGCAATAGCGTACAAGGAGACAAGAATGGACACCCGTACAGAGATCGAAAAAGAGTTGGGGATTGAAGTCATAAAACGGGAGAAATTTGTCTCCTATCGTGAAACCATCGCCCTCAGAAACAAGGACCGCATACCTGAAGCCATCGCCTATATCCAGTCGCAGGTTCATCGGGGAAAGGTGACGGGCAAAGTCAACGTCAACATGAATCAGGGCGGTGTGACCCAGGTCCTGACTGAACAGAATGGGCGCGTCAGAATAGGTTCGGAAATGGACGAATTGACGGATTCCGTTTTTTGTTTGACGAATTCGCTTGACATGAAACCGGATGCGGCGTAACGTCTGTTTTTAGATTACTGAATTCGAGATTCCAATCCACTCCTTTGGAGATCGGAACGGCCTCAAGGCGAAACAGCTTTGAGGCTGTTTCTCGTTTAGGGCGAAATCCAACCAAAGGAGATCATCATGGCAAAGCGCAAGCACGGAATGGAAATCAAGGGCGTCAGTCACGAAGGCAAGGCCAAGCGCCGCAAGGCCGCGAAAAAGGGCGGTCGTGGCAAGCACCGGGGTAATAAGTAGTCAAACATGGCTACTTCAATGGCAAATCCGCAGGCATCGGCTCCTCAACCAGGGGCCGATGCTGGTGCGTCTCAAGCGAATCCGCTTCAGACAACGCTGGGCAAGATTGCGATGCTCATCAAAAAGCTAGCAGCTGATAACACTTCCGTTCAGGAACCTCTCAATCAGGCAGTTCAATCCATCGTGCAGGCGATTCAGATGAGTTCGCAGGCGACTATGCAGCCGCAGCAACCATCCGCGCCTCCGCAGCAATAGGAGAATAACATGAGAGTAGACGAAATCCTTGCAGAACTTGGCGTCACAGTTGATCCCGCGAAAACCGCCGTACTCAAGACTTGGAATGACAAACTTTCCGCGCTTGAAACCGACGCGCAGACGAAGCTCGCCGATGCGCAGAAGCAGTTGCAGGATGCGCAGGGGCTTCAGCGGGTAATCGATCAGAACATTCAGGCATCCGGCCTCACCGAAGCGAACATCACGCAGTTGCAAGCAAATAACGCTGCGTTGACCGCCGCTCTTGCCGCAAGGGATGCCGCAATCGATGAAATCAAGAAGGCGGGGTTCACCGGCTTGAACATTCCCGAACTGCCCAAGGTGAATCAGGGGCCAACACCCAAAGACCCGGTGAAGCAGCTTGAGGAAACCATCATGAACGGTATTGGCATGATGGGCCAGACCATGAACGAGATGAACCGCTATCAGCGCGTGTTCCAGTCGGCAGTTCCTGAAGATCCCGCAACCATTGCCGACCGCGCCATGAAGGCCCGTCTCACTGTGCGCGACTACATGGAGCAGACCTACCATGTCAGCGCCAAGGAAAAGGAATTGACCGCCGCCACCGAGCAGAAAAGGCTGGACAATTATGCGGCCACCAAACTCGAAGAATGGAAGGCCGCGCATCCGGTGACGAACGGCCATCCCGAGCTTGGACCTGGAGTTCCGTCGAACTATCCCAACATTCCCAAGCCTTCCGACGCTGCCGGTGTACGTGAAATGGCTGGCAAGTCGCCGATGGAAAAGATTCGCATGGCACGAGATCGCGTACAGAGTGAAGTCAAAACGCGGATGAACGCCGCCTAAGAAAGGGTGAATTTCAACTATGCCTTACCCGAATGACCCATCCTACAATGTTCGCGATGCAGTCTCGCGGGAAATGATCCGCAAGGGCACCGTGATTGACTGGTTCGGCACGAACTATCCACTGATGACCCTTTTGCGCGAGGCAGGCATTATCGACCTCGACTTCCAGGGAACGGGCGTTCGGACTCCGGGCATCTACGACTACACGGACGGCTACGCCACCGAGCCTGGCGCGATCATCAACCCGACCAACAAGCAGCGTGTGACGGACACTCTGTACGACATCCGTTTCATGGCTTCGGGTCTGACCGTGGAGCCGACCGAGTACAAGCTCTACAACGCTCCGGGAGAGACGCAGGTTGCCGATCAGGAATTGATTGACAACTACTGCATGACGCAGCGTTTGGAGTCAATGGTCGAGATGCAGGCGTATCAGCATGGCCAGTGGAACTCTGGCGGCGCTCCGGGTTCATCGACTGCCGGAGTTTCGACCGACCGACACTTGGCGATGAACGGGTTTGAGGAAATCTTCAACAATGGCATCGATCCCTCCCCCTTCGGCAACTACTTCCAGTTGACAGGCGGCATTACGCGCAATGGCGTGGTGGGTCAGGCATACAACTCGACGCCGTACTTCTGCGGCACACCCACCGGCGCGGCTGGATCAATCAACTATTCTCACTTCCTGCTCGCCAATGCCCGTCTCGGCACCTTGGGCGCAAAGGCTCGCGTGGGATTCACCAGTTTCTACGGGTGGGGCGCCATCGCTCTGGCATTCCGTCAGCAGGCCGTGGTTCTTCAGTTGGAAGTGAAGGAAGGCACGGACTTCGGCTGGCCCTCGGTGGACTTCAACGGCTGCAAGATTCACGCCGATCCTTTGGCACCGTCGAGCGCGGCTTGGCAGACATTACCTGGCGGTAACCCCGGAGCTTTCGGGACCACCAGCACGGCCAAGTTCTACGACGGCGTAGGCGGAACCACTCAGCTCACCCCGTTCCTGACTCCTACGTACAAGCTGAATGGCGTGGCCGTCAGCGCCGGAACGCTTTCACCGACCGGTTCAAACATTCCTTCGGCAACAACCATCAACCCGGGTGAATGCCTCTGGTTCATCGATCCGTACTCGCTGGTGGCTTTGAAGCCGAAGCCGGGCTCGGGCTGGGCAATGGACTTTGACGAAAACCGGATTCCGAACAACATTACTTCGGCGATTCGGTATCTGCGGTATGCAACCAACATCTTCGGAGATCAGCCGACACATGGTCTGCCGCTCTTCGGATTCAAGGGGGTAGGTCAGTAATATGGCACAGGTTCCGTATACCTCACTCTATCTTGGGCCGTTCGCGGTCTATACCTCTCCCACAGGGATGCAGAGCCCTATCACCAATCAGACGTATCTTGGCGGCGCTCTACATGAAGGCGATTACGTCGATCTGAGGGCCGAGGAAGCGGCTGAGTGGAACATTCAGTTTGGCGCGAAGCTCTATCCGGGCCGCTATCGCTTCGTCCGCGTCTCTTCGAACGCCACCTACTCAAACTTTGGCTTTGGGTACCCGGTTGGTTACGGTCTGGGGACCTACATTGACAACGCCATTGTCGCCGCGGGAGGCACTGGTTATGTCATCACCGCAACTGGGGCGACCAGTGGCACCGTCTCCATCAATTCATCGGCTGCCGGCGGCACTGCCGCAACCGTGAACATCACTCTATCCGCAGGCGTCATCACCGCGGCTCAGGTGACGTTCCCCGGCGCGAATATGACCTCCGTCCCGACCTTCACGCTGTCGAGCGTGTTGTCTACTGGCTCCGGTGGGTCACTGGTGGCGCAACAGCATTCCAGCCCGAACTTCATCAGTTCCTTTGATTCGTCCTCGGCGAACCTTGTGGATGTGCGCGGTATCGCTCTCACCACTCTGACCGCCGCTCAGATCACCGCAGGGGCTTGGATTCTGATTCAGGAGCTTGGCGATGCGCCTCTCTATGTGACCACGGCAACCGCCACAGCTTCAGGTTCGGTGGCAACATCGGCGACAGCGGCGGCAGTTACGACCACGACCAGCGCAACGGCTCCGGTGGCTGGCTTCATCGGCTACACCATCGACATCGCCGCCGCCACTTCACTCACTCGTGTTCGCCTGCGTTTGCCGGTTGAGCAGGGATAAGGAGCAAGCGTGAATACGAATTACGTCTATCCGAGTGCACAGGTTGGGGAGTTCCGGCAGGCATTGCTCTATGCTGCCGGGCCTTCCTCCTATTCGCAGTCAACGGGCGATCCTGTTTACAATCCTGGCGCGAACGAGTACATCAATTTCCCGTCTTCGGCTACGACTGTGAGCGGGAACTACGACGTGACTTTCCAGCCTACTGCGGCGGGATACAACGTTGTGCGGGCCGGCGCTCCTGCTCCTTCGCAGTCGGGCTGGACGGCGCGATGGTTCTTCAACAACATTGGCGGGTCTTCGGGTGTGGTCAAGGTTGCGCAGAACGCCGCAGGAACGGGGATGACCGCAGGGACTTACCCAATCACCTTTTCGAGCGGTTCCGCAGCAGGTACGGTGACTGTAACGGCTACGACTGTGACAGCGGTCACAATCACGAATCCCGGGAATTATACAACTGCTCCTACAGCAACGATTGGCGGCAGTCCGGGTGGTACGCCAGCGACATTGACTGTCACTATGTCTACTGCCGCACAGGAAGTACCGACAGGCGTGAATCTGAGCGCAGAGACTTTGCAGTTCGGGGCAGTGATTTCGAGTTTGTAAGGCCGTCGTCGCGGGTGGCCTCTTGCGGGCGGGCGGATGAAAACCGCCTTCCCGCTTTTTTATTGGGAGCGTGAATCTTGCTTTACGATGTCAGCTTTGCCCTAACCCGACTCGTACCCGGAATGGCTCTCGCGCGTTGCCAGACAGCCGTGAGACGGGCCTTGGAAGCGATTTACGACCAAGTAGATTGGAGCTTCCAAAAGGGCTTTGCGGGATGGCTGGCTCCGGGCATGGTCTTTGACGGGGTAGGAACATTCACGACCACTCCCTACTCGAATCAGATCATTGCGGACGCGACAGCTACAGCGGCATTAGTTGCCTACACCGGCCAGCCATTCATTACGCAACTTCAGTATCGCAATCCAGCATTTGCTGTCTATGACATTGTTGGGTATGACTACAACACCATCAACCCCGGCTTCGTGACGTTGACGCTGGACCGTCCATGGATGGAGCCTGGTAGCGGATCGGGGCAGCCCTATTACATCTACCAACACTACTTTGTGGCTCCGGTAAAGGACTGGCGCAAGTGGATTGCCATTCAGGACTTCACCAACAATCAGACGTTGGACTTCTGGAGCCTGACACGGGCAGACCTTGCGAATCTAGATCCCGAGAGACAGGACCAGTCAATTCCCACCAACGTTGTGCCGGCTGGAATTGACCAGAGACAGGGAAGTTCGACGTATGGCTGGCAGCGATTCGAGTTGTATCCATGGCAGGGAAATCTATGCCCTTACACGCTTTCCTATCGCCGCCGCGGATGTTTGCCTGAATCGCAGAGCGACTGGATGAGCATGTATCCCGAAGCTCCAATTACTGAGAACATGGTGGAGTTCAAGGCGAAGGAAATCCTGCTACTCGACAAATCTGCGGAGATGGAAAGCAAGGTGCCGGGCTCTGGCAAGGGGATGACGCTGCTTTCCGCTCTCGCGCAAAAACAGTATTACGAATACTTCGGGCAGGTGTTGTCGATTGATCTTAATCTCGACGGCGAAAACTTCACACACGTCCACCAGGCCGGGAAGTGGCAAAATGGAGAGAGTTACGCCACGATGGGGCCGAATGGACGAGTCAACTTGGGCGGGTATCCTTCAGGAAGCGGGGTCTGATATGCAACTGATACAACTTGCTCCATCTTCAACGGGAACGATTCCGGCAGTCGCCAGAACAACAGTCATTATTCCTACAGTCCCCTTTCAGTGGGTGACTTTCCAGAATAATGGAAGCAACCCAATGCGCGTAGGGGACTCGACGGCAAGCTCTACGAAGGGCATCAATCTTGCAGCGGGTGGATCGCTCACGTTTGGCCCCGCGCAGCATGAAGGGCAAAACCTGAATGAATGGTTTGTATACATTGTGTCGGGAGACAAGTGCGACATTATGTATCAGGAGTGATCATGCGTAAGTGGCTGTGGTTGATTATGTTGGCTGCGCCCCATCTCTGGGCGCAGGTATCGAGCCCAAGCATTGTGTCGGTCAGCGCCACTCCGTCTGGGGCCTGTACGGCTGGTTTGCCAAATAGGCAAGTTATCTCCACGGGGATGCAGTATTCTTGTCAGAGCGGAACGTGGGGGGCGATTGGCGGTGGTGGAGGGGGCAATCCAGGAGGCTCGAACACTCAGGTGCAGTTCAATGACTCAACCGCTTTCAACGGCGCGGCATCACTGACTTACACCAAGTCTACGGGCACGGTAGGAGGCTTGGGAGGCGTGTACATTGATCCTTCCTCTACGCCGTTGGCGCAACCTACGATTACAAGTGTGACACCGCAGACGGCAGGTGGAGGGGTCACTTATACCTACGTGCTGCAAGCCCTGTTTAACAATCTCAGCACGCAGGGTTCGACGGCAGTAACAACCACGGACGGAGAGAATGATCTTTCCGTAGCCAGTCAAGGAAATGTGGTCGTATGGCCGACGCAGACTGGGGCAACTTCGTGTTTGCTCTATCGCACGGCAGCAGGCGGCAGCACGACCAATACCACCGGAGTCATCGCCACTATTTCTACGCCGGGATGCGGCACGGGATACACGGATGTAGGCGCGGCGGGGGATGGGGGGTATTCAGCTTTCACCAATCAAACTGGAGAACTCGGAGGTAATAATTTCTGGTTTGGTCCTGCTGAATATTTATTTGATCCAAATGCTCAAGGATTTTACAATTCTGGTCAGCCTCCGAATACAGTTGCAGAATTAAACAGTATAAACTCTTTTTATGCTTTATCCCAAAGCGACTCAGGAATTACGGAAGCTGGCCAATTTCTCGCTTTCGGACGACACGCAGCAGGCGCATGGGGAATAGTGTCTAGTGGACAAGTCGAGCCTAGCTCTGGAGAAACTTCCCCTACTGCGCAAGGCATTCAATCATTTGTTTATAATAATGGCAGTGGTACTCTCACCGAAGCGGATGCTTTTCGCGTTAACGGAATTTCAAATTACGGTGGAGGAAATATAGATAATGCTTACGGATTTGAATGTTCTGGTGGTATAAGCGGGACTTCAATAACAAGAGCTGCGTGCTTGCATATAAACGAAAGTGGCCCTAATTTATACAGCATCCTGCAAGAAGGCTCCGCACCGAACCTTTTTGCTGCTCCAACAACATTCAGTGCTGGCGTAAACACAGGAAACTCCTCGAATACAGATTTAGCCGGAATTCTCACAGCAAGTGGAGGAACTGCGTCTTATTCGTTTACGGGAACACATGCAACGGCTCCCGTCTGCATCGTGCAGGACGATACAACACTTGCGAGTTTGCTGACTAAAACGGTAAGCACCACAACATTAACTGTGACCACAACCGGAGCTACCGATTCAGTGAGCTATATCTGTGTAGGGAAGAACTGAAGTGCAATAGGGGGATAAGGAACAATCAACTAACATGGCAACGTACTCCTGGCTCACAAAAACGGCCGCTATCGCTGCTCTTCAAGGGCGACTAAACCAATGGTCCTTGTGGCCATCGGCGGAATTGTGGATTTACTTGTCCGAGAGTTTGCGCCACTTCAACGGACTTTGTGAGCAGTGGAATCAGACGGTTGCCATTACCAATGCCGATGGCCAATGGATCAACACAGGAACACTTTCCAGTTCGCCTCGTCTGCGCTCGGTCACTGACCAGTACCTCTACAACCAGATGGCCTATATGCTGCTGGAGCCGCCGCCCACAGCCGGAACATGGGTGGGTTCTAGCCAGTTCACTCTCCAGAATCTTCAATGGTCCCTCCAAAAGCGCGTGCAGGAAGTCATTCAGGCAACCTCGTGCAATCTTGCACTACTTTCTCCGATCAACGCCACTCCCAACGTGAGGACGGGCTACATCCTCCCTGACACGGTTCTGGAGCCGCGCAGGAACCGTGTCCTGTCTCTGGTGGCGTCTACCAGTGGCGCGGCGTCCTCCGGTTCGTCCACGGTCACTGTAGGCTCAGCAGCAGGCATTATGAGGGGTCAAGTCATCCAAGGAACAGGGATTCAGTCAGGAACGTTCGTGACTGGTGTCTCAGGCACAACGGTGAGTCTGAGTTTGCCTACGAGCGGAACAGTATCGGGCACAGTTCAGTTCTTTCAGCCCTACTTGATGACACGCGAAGATGTGATCTCGTTCCAATCCTTCGAGCCTGGCTATTTGCAGACGGTTGACCCTCCGAAGTCATGGACGGTTTCAAGTGAGCCCCCGTTGTCTTTCGATGTGGACCTAGCACCCAATACGCCGGGATACTTTGAGGTCTTGGCATTGAATGCCGGGCCGACGTTCGCGCCTCCAACGGCCTCCTTGCTTGGCCTTCCCGATGATTGGAGCATGGTGGCGATGTATGGGGCTTTGGCGGATGTGCTGGGACAGGAAGCCGAATCGACGGACCGCGCAAGAGGGGCCTATTGTCTAGAGCGTTACACCGAAGGTCTGGAAATGATGAAGCAGTCGAACTGGCTCCTCCAGACACTCATCAACGGTCAGGTATCGAGCGTCACGGCACTGGCCGATATGGACGCTCTGGCGGTGAACTGGCAGCAATCCCAAAACAACCTTCCTGCGGTGATTGAAGCGGGAATGGACTTCATTGCCCCAGTGCCGGGGAACGGGACAAGTCTGGCAGTTACGGTGGTCGGAAATGCGCCCCTACTTGACCCGACAGGAACCTACGTTCAGGTGGCTCGGGACGACTGGCAGAGCATCCTGGATTACTCTCAGCATTTGGCCTGCTTTAAGCTGGGAAATGATGCGTTTGAGGCCACGATGCCCATGCTGAAGTCTTTCTACCAATACTGCGCGGATCGCAACAAGAGATGGGCGCAGTCGGGACTCTTTGTGAAATATCTTCGCTCTGAAGGGCGAAAGCAAGAAATAAAGGAACCAAGGTGGTCAACACAAGAGACGCAGTGAACCGGGAGGGTGTTATGGCGACGAAACGCAAGCCGAAGAAATGGATTCAGAAAGCCAACGCGGAGATGGAAGAGAAGGGGACTAAGGGGAAGTTCGGCAAAGCCACGCCGAAGAAAATCGCCGCGGCAAAGAAGAAGGGTGGCGTCGAAGAGAAACGGGCTGTCTTCGCCGAGAATATGCGCAAGATTGCCGCCAAGCGTAAGCATCGTGGCACATCCATGAAGAGTACGGGATCATCTGGCCGTACCGGGAAGTACACTCACGGCAAGCGGGCAAAGGGCAAAGCGGATAGGGGAAAGCGATGAGCAGTCCATTGATTGATTGGGCGAAGGGGATTGAGCAGAAGTTCGAGAGCGCGGCAAACAAAATTCCAACGCCGGGATACAAGTCCCCAAGCTCTAAAACTGAAGCTGATCCCGGCATGGTGAAAGAAGCCAATGAGGCTTTTCGTAAAGATGCCGAACGCAAGCGTGGAACGACAATGAAGAGTTCTCCTACATCTGGCGCAACAAAGGCAGCGCGTAAACCGGCAAAACGCAAGGCTGGCAAAGGGAAGTAATGGAAAACGGAATTCGTCTGGACATTGCGGGAGGTATCAATACCGTCAGTTCGCCTGACCAAATTGAGGCGAATGGTGGCGGGTGGGCCTATCTCCAGAATGTCCGGCGCAACCGCAAGTCGATGACCGTGGCCCGGTATCCTCTGGGCTCCAACCTCCTTGCTTCTCCTCTCGCCAACGGGATTACCTCTGTTGCCCGCTTGAATGACCCCTACAACCTCTCACCAGGCTATGCGTATCTCTCGGGGTCCAATGGAAGCCTCTACGTTGGCACGACGCAAGTCGCATCCGGCCTGAGTACGAATCCGCTTTCCTTTCTCCCATATCGTCCGCCAGACAGTCCTCAGCCATGGGACTACATTGCCGATCCGTCTCTAGCGGTCACCATTCCGTCCTACACGGCGTCTGGCTATGGTCCTGTATGTGGAATGCTCAAGGTGCGGTCGGATGGAACGTGCTACAAGATAGGCATCAAGGAGCCCCAGAACGCTCCTGTCGTCAATGTGTCGAGCGCTGCGAGTCCCTACTGGGTAACGTATCGTTACCTCTATCGCTCGAAGATCACAGGCGCTCTTTCCAATCCTTCGCCTGAGTCTGTTCCTATCCAGGTGCAACTGGCTTCGCAGGCTGGCTCCTACACCATGGACCCGAGCTATGCGACATACATCAGTTTTAATACGTCTCAATACCAAACAGCAGTTTCAGACACGCAACTCCGCACTCAGGGCATCGCTTCTGGGACGCTTACCGACTACATCATTGCAAAAGATTTGCCGGGACTCGTAGGAACGGTCCCGACCGGATCGCAGATTACCGGTGTCAGCGTATCGGTGACATGGAATGGCCAGCAAAATGGAACTGGAGTTCTCTCAAACGTGGCCTTGTTCTATCAAGGCGCGGTGATAGGTCAGATTAAGTCTCCGGGAACAATCAATACGCAAACAATCCAGACCACTGTTCAGGGAGGCGCTTCCGATGTGTGGGGTGCTATTCTCACTCCTGATGTCGTCAACGATTCAACATTCGGATTCGGCATTCAGGTATTGACGGAAGAATCGGGCGGCACAAATCGGTCATTTTTCTACACGTGGACGGTCACGGTCTACTATGCGAATTTCTCCGCAACCGGAACCTGCACGCTTTCTCTTGATCCTCAAGTCGATACCATCGATGTGTACCGCCAAACGCCCGGACTCGACAACTTTACCTACACGCTGTCGGTTGCCAATTCCGGGTCTGGATCATTTACTGATACCTTGAGCGACCTGACCATCGCCAATAACCCAATCCTGAATTACAACAATTACGAGCCATTCCCCTCCATCGATCTTCCTCGCTCGGGGACATGCAATGTCTTAGGGGTGAGTCAGGAAGTGACGGCGGTCGGAATTACATCTCCCGGCTCGGGACAGACAAACGGAACATACAACATTCCATCAAGTGGGGGAGGAGGAACAGGGGCAGTAGTCCAGATTGTCATTGCGGGTGGAGTCATTACGACTGCTACCGTAACAAGCATGGGGAGCGGCTATACCTCTATTCCTACCTTCACTGTGGCGGAGGGTGGGACTCCGGGAACACTTTCAGCAACCATCAGCCCAATTTTGCCTCTTGTGCCAAATGTGCAGTGGGTGAGTGGAGACATTTTCAATGTGCGCTGGCTACCGGGAACGGCCATTCTGATTGCCGACTCAACGGGAGCGCAGATTGGGTACTTGCTCTACAACCGGCCCACCGACACTACACACATGCTGGTCTACAACACGACGGTGACGGATACGGGATTCATCACCTTCGGCTTTCCGCCCGCCGGCACAGGATTGACCTGGCAGATCATCGCGCCTGACCTGGCTGCGGAGCCTTCACCTGTCATTTGGGGTCCTACTCCTGATTCGGGCGGCGGTTCGTTCATGATGGGCCTTGACCCGCTGAATCCTGGCGACCTGCTTACGTCTCTCGGAAATAACTTCGATTCTGCTCCATCTTCGCAAAGGCTTTACATCTGCTCGCCTTCGGAGGGATTGCAGAACGGCATTGTCACCTCAGAGTTGCACGTCGTATTCTCGCCGGAACGATTCTGGCTGCTCTATCCGAACTTCTCCGATGCTGTAGCGACCGTCACAGGCACCACGGGACCTTTGTGGACCCCCGTACAGGCAGCGGCGACTCGTGGGCTGTTCATGCGGTATGCTTTGGGCGGACTAGGAGCGTTGCTGGCATGGAGGGCGAAAGATGGCATTTTCATTTCACAAGGTGGAGGACCGGAACAGGATATTTCTGCGAACATCTATAACCTGTTTCCGCACGGCGAGCCGGAAGGACCGTCGCCAGTCGTCATTGGAGACAAGACGATTTACCCGCCGGACGACACAAAAACGAAAGCGCAGACCGTCACTTGCGTGCCCGGATACATCTTCTACGACTATCAGGACACAACAGGCACGCCTCGCTCCCTTGTTTTTGACATGGAAGCAAAGGGATGGATTGTTGACGCCTACACGCCTCAGGTGAATTGCCATGCTCTCCCCGTGGGGATCAATCAGATCCTTGTCGGTTGCACAGATGGGACGATTAGGGCATTCGATACAGCTGGCACAGAAACAGCCACAGCCGTAGTCAGCACGCCATGTATCAACGCGGGAGAATTACGAGCGCAAAAAAGACTTGGAGATGTGCTTGTCAAGGCGACAGTGGCAACATCTAATCCGGTGGCGCTCGCTCTTTATAAGGATCTCTACTCATCGCTATTGAGCGGTTTCTCGCCAACATCTCTAACCGGAACTGGAACGTCAACTCCTTACGTGGTGGACTTCACTCCCGGCGACGGATCGGACTTGCTCGATGTTGCCGCTCAGTTAAGCTGGCCAGTCGGAAGCGGAAACATCGTCGAATGGTGGCAACCGTATTGGTCCCAGCTTCTGCCGGATTCGATCAATGACAGGCCGACAGCGTGGATGGACCTCGGATCAGCAGGGAGCAACTATGTGCGCGGCCTCGTCTTGGAAGCGGATACATTCAATGCTGCCAAGAGTTTTGCCGTGGAGGATGAGTTCGGCAATCTTCACGTTCCGCAAGAGTCTCCTATCACCCTTAATGGGCAGCAAAAGGTAGGCTTGAGCTTCAATCCTCCATTTGTATCGCATATCGGAAGAATAATCAGCAACGATGGGGTAGCATGGCGGCGGGCTCCAGACGAAAACTGGTCTGTTCAGTGGATTAGCGACCCTTATCCTGAAATCACCAAAGCATACACTCCGATCATGGAGATGGGTGGCCCGGACAACAAATTCATGCAGGGAGTAAAGCTGATTGCCGATACCGGGAACGAACCAGTTACCTTTCAGGTCTTGTTCGATGGCGGACAAACGGGACCAACGTTCACTGGTACATTTAACGGCAAGCAAACGCTGGTATTTTCGTGGACTCCATTTGAGGCGCATGATATTCAACTTGTTCCTCAATCCGCAGCTCGCATATGGTACGGGGGAGTTGGGCAGGGACAAAGTGAGTGGGTGTTCGAGCCGTACCCGGAAAAAGCCGCGATATGGACCACGGAAGTGACTTCGTGGGGAGGCGCGGGATGGCAGGCGCTTCTTTATTTGAATATCGAATACTATGCGGCGGAGGCTATAACCCTGACGTTCACCGTGGACGGAGGGAATGACAGTATACCTCCCACGGCGATCACTCTTCCATCAACCGGAGGAGTGCAGACTAAAGCATTTTTCTCCGTAACGCCGAATAAATGGAAACTGATAGGATTTTCCGCAACATCGGCAAGCCCGTTCTATTCCTTTGCGGAAGGGATGGAGGCATGGATCATGGGTTGGGGAAGGTCTACGAGGAAAATCAATCCATTCGGCGGCGATTCCTCTGGAGGCGCTAAATTATGAGTACACCTCCCATTACCGGTTGGATTCCCAAAGTCTCGGCAGAGCCGAAGCCTGAAGAGGTTCATCGCCTCCTTACACTCGCTTTCCAGAAGCTCAACAATCACGCGGTAGCTTTTGGACTTCAGCAGGAGAAAATCAATTCCCTCAAGGCAGGGGCATCGACAACGATTGTTGAGGGTGGAGGGTCTGGTGGCGGTGGAACTATTACCCCCGCTTCCCCCGGTGGAGTTCCGATCAACAATCAGTCAAGTTCGACCTCCTATGCGACGGCAAGCACGGATGACGGAGCATTGATTGTGCTCTCGGACGCTTCGCCTATTGCTGTGTCCCTCACATCACAATCGCCTCCATGGTCATGCTTTATCGCAAACCAGTCTGCGCTTGGTGGGGGTACGGCGACCCTTACCCCGGTGACAGGGACCATCTCTTACGCGGGACATCCGGCAGCGTCCTCCATGCCACTCCTGCCCGCCTATGGAACCCTTGTCGCGTTTGACGGGACGAACTGGTTTGCATTCACGATGCCGATTGTCCCGGTCACTTTTAGTGCAATCTTGCATCAATTTCTGACGGCCTATGACGCGGCTACCGGAGTATTCTCTGCCGCTCAACCCGACTACAGCGATCTGACGGGAACTCCGCAACTTGCCAATACCATTGCTCCTGTGGCGGGAGAGTTCCTGACCGGGTATGACGCCACAACAGGAAACTTTTCTCAGGCGACACCGACCGGATTAAGTGTCACAATAACTACGGCAGCCTTGACAGCCTTGGGGACGCAGGGGTCGATGCAATTCCAGAACGGCATCTTAATCGCTCAGACGCCAGCGACCTAGAAAGGGAACCATGAACCTGAAAGCATTCCTTATCGAGCTTTGGCGCAACGAAGACGGATTCTTCGGCGTAGATATGGGTCCATCGGGCGGCGAGACAGGAGCAACCAACGCGCTGACGGGAGAGTCTGGCTTCTCTGGCTCGGTGGGTGAAGGTCTGCTCTCGAACTCTTCCGCGCTCATCAACGGACTACTGAGCGGGAATCAGTCAGATATTGCCAAACTGCTCGCTCCGCAGATTGGTGCGATTTCCAAGCAGGCCAACGAGAAGACGCAGACAAATGCAACCTTCGGAGCCCGGTCTGGCGGCACGAACGCCTCAAATCAGAACACTATGGATACGGCGCGGTCGAGCGTGAACGACATGATTTCCTCGCTGACTTCGGGGGCTATCGGGCAGGGTGCATCTCTCGGCAGCAACCTTCTCGGGCAGAGCATGAGCGGCTACAACGACGTGTTCAATCAGAACAATACTGAACAGCAGCAGAGATTAGCGCAATTCAATGATCTTATCAGTGGAATTGGGTCTACGGCTGCTGGAGCGGCGTCTGGGGCAATGGCCGGCGGCGGTATTGCTGGTGCGTTAGGAGGAGGGTTGCGCGGTGTGGGAACTTCAGCCGGCGTCTCTTCTGACATGTTTAGCGGCGGCAGTGGAGACTTTAGCGCTGGGTGGGATCAATAATGGGAAGCTCTGGAAATACCGTTAATGAAGCTCCTGTGCCGTGGAAGGATACTCGCAGCGCGGGAAACAGGTTTGCGGCTGGATGGTCGGGTACGCAAGCGCAGGAGCATGAGCGCGCCAGATCGATGGCTCTGGCGCCTCTCCAGCAAGCATTGCGTGCCGACCAAACACGCCTCGCTCTCTACGCCAACCCCGATGATCCGTCCAAGCCTTTAGCTGGCAAGGAAAACGAGTACAGACAGACCCTCGACCGCATGACGCAAACCATCGGCCAGATGCGTCAACTCTACGGACAGAAACCTCAAGGCGCGAATCCGGTAGAGGCTGGAATAGGGAACCTGCTCGATAGTCTTCATATCACCAACCACCTGAAGAACCACGTCGCACAATTTCGCGCTGAAAACGCCAAGAAGTACGCCGGCCAGACGAATGCGATGGCTGGGGAATATGCGATTGGCGCTTTGCCATATGCATTGACTCCAGAGGGAAGGAAAGAGGCAGAAGACTACCGCTTGCAGATATTGAGAAATGAGGGAGCGGCGGCGAAGGGAAGTTCTTCTCGCCCCGTACCGTATTATGCCGGTGCAATGAACCTCAAGACTGCATCGTCGATGGCGGATCAGGGCGTGCAATTTAGCGGGGAAGATGGAAATCCTATTGATCTCTCGAAGCTTCCAGAAGGATCAGTTCTAATCCCCGTATACCTTGGGGGTGGAAAGTCATATTGGACGGTCGGAACGGATAAGGGGCGCTATGAAACAGCGGGGAATCAAAGGATGCTAGAGCCTTCCGTAGGCGGCCCTAACCCAGAAGCGCCATCGCTTGGTCCAGTGCGGGTACCTACTTCGACAACGCGCACGCAGACGGCCCCCGGGGGAGGTCAGGTTGTGACGGGGACAAGCACGGTTGTCCCGCAGAACAGCAGAATACCGTCTACAGCGCCACAGGGGCCTGTCCCGAAAGGTGAGCCGACACTTCATACTCGACCGCAAGGAAAAGTGACGCAAAGCCTACAGGGAAAGGTGGATGTTGGTCGCGGCAAGAGTATACTTCCCAACATTCAGAATATGACCCCCCAGAACGCGGCAGCGGCTCGAAAGTCTCAACCCGCTGTATCCGCTTTGCTTGGTCTGTATGGTGATCCGCAAAATCCGCAAGCTCCTTCGATGGTTCAATTCGCTTCGCTGGCAAATGACCAACACGCGCAACAGGTTCTTGGCGAGGCATTTAAACTGCTTGATCAAAGCATGGGAGAAATCTCTAATCCTGGCATTATTCAGACTCTTGGCACTGCGGCGGGATGGGCAAACTTCAGGGCACAAGCCGAAGCGGGAGCGCAACAGTCGACCGGAACGCAGATGACTCAACAGGAACGCGAATACTTCGATACGGCTATTGCGTCGATGGCCGATATTATCGGCTCCCGTTCCGCAACAGGGCAGTCACCGGCTAGATTCAGCGTCAAGTCGATCCAGAACGAACTTCCTCTCATCGGCCTTTCAGGAACCCCAGACTCGGAAAGCTACTTGACGAAGATGCAGACGATTGGCCGGCAGGTCCGTGTTGGCCTTAATGCGATGCCCGACAATTCACGGGCCTTGGCGTGGCTTGACAAGCGCGAAGAGGACGTAGGGAAGCAGAAGGGCAAGAAGACTCAGGGGAAGGTAATCGTCCAGCATTCCCCGAGCACTGGACAGTATCGCTATTCGACGGACGGAGGTAAAACATGGGCACCCGGCCAACCCCCACGCCAGTAAATGACTGGAAGACAGTAGAACCAAACGATTGGCAGAATGTTACGACCGAAGAGTCTGAGCACGCGAGGCAGTTGTCTCCCGGTGTGAAGCCCCCGGAAAAGCCGTTATCCCGCATATTCGCAGCAAAGAACGAGAGTGCCAATCCTTCGGAATTTGACCCCAACACGCTGCGAGGTTATGCTGCGCGAGGCGTAGAAGCATTCAAGGGTATAGGAAGTGGAATCGTCAACCTGGTTGCCAGCCCTCTTCCTGGGACAGATCAGAACCCTATCATTTGGAATCCGGTGACACAGGCAGAAAAAGACTGGCAGGGGGTCAAGGACTGGAATGAACTTCGCAAGATGAACCCCGATTATGCCTGGGGTTCGGTGCTTGGTCCGATGCTTTT